GGAAGAACTTTCTTCGACATTCTTTCCCAAAGTCAAGAATAGAGAATGAATCTTCCTCGACCACTCATGCATGGGAATCTTTTCTTCTCTTACGCCGTCGTAAACAATCCCCTTGTTGTAAGGAGGAGAGGTTATGATATGAACTCGCCTGCCTGAAATCTCTTCTGCCAATTCTGGCGCTAACTCGTATGCGTTTCCCTTTATAAGACTAAAATTCACACATCCCTCCTCTTAACAGTATCCTCTGTCTAGGTGATACTCATAATCTTCTACTACAACTTTCCCTCGCTTCTCCTCAAGCCACACTCTATCGATCTTAGTTTTGCCACCAACTGCTTTTGATTTCCCATTATTTAAGTGCGCTGCTGATTTAATGCGTTCCAAAAGTGCTGATGCTGGTTCGTCAGTTGGGTCTTGCGGTAGCAACTCACCGCGAAAAGCCACAGCGAGAACCGAATCTACCATCCGGTCAAGCAACCCTCTCGTTTTTCCTACGTTGATCGTCCCCGCTATCTTATCAAGTCGTAGCTTACACGTTTCAATCTTGGGTATAATCTCCTCAAGTTTAGAAACTATCCGTTTCTGTTCATTCAGGGGCGCAAGCGGTATTTCCAAATTCTTCAGGTATTCCGAGGGTACTCGTAACTGTCCTGCGGTTCCGGTCATGTGCGCCTTCGCTTCCTTTCTAAATCCCTCCCTATGAAGATAGTGATAAAGATACTCCTTTAGTACTGCGCCTGTTGGTCGCAAAACATGAAGCTCGGTGGTCCCGCATCCGATGCCATTTACTAAATTATCAGCAATCGCAGCTTTGCCATTTTCAAAGCACGGGGTGATCTTTGCAATGATAACGTCCCCATCAGCGAAATGTGTGTATCCTTTTCTGACCTGCCCTAATGGTCGCTGTTCATGCTCGCCAATCATTGCCGAACTCTCAGATATGACTGCCATTGGAACAAACGACACAGGGGTAAGATCAGAGACATCTTTTGGGTGCTTTGGGTTATATTCAATAACCTCGCTCAATAATACTTTTGTCCAGCCAGCCGCTAACTCATTCATGCTAAAACTCCACCGTTGCCTTCAAGCGACGAGATAATTTCCCTTAAATCACCAACTACTGCTTCAAGCTCTGCTATTACCTCGTTTGCCAAATCCTGTGGTAAAGGAAGATCGTCATCGTCCTCAAAACTTTCATCCCTGAGCCATGGAATGATCAGGTTGTAGTCTCGTTCCGCAATGTCTCTGATTGAAAACCTCCTAAATCTTCCTTCAATGCCCAAATCTTTGCGGTTACTTTGACCATTCGGGTCATCACCGAAACACCTTTCAAAGTGCTCAAAGTGTTTCAACGTGAGCGGTCTATCTTTCTTAGTAACTTTAGGTATGTTTGCCCGACAATCGTAGATCCAAACATTCTCTGTTTTTCTTCCTTTTTGAAGAAAGATCACGTTTGCCTTTACATCTTGAGAATATGGGGTAAATGTTCCTCGCGGTAATCGTAAGATTGTATGAACATCACAATCCTCCATCACGATCTTGAAGACTTCTCCTGCTTTATCTTCAAAGAGACAGTTATCAGGTAAAACAATCGCTGCACGTCCACCATTTTTAAGAATTGTAAGAATATGTTGAACAAAGTTTAGCTGTTTGCTGCTTGTTTCAATGGTAAAATCCGGTCTTTCAGGTACTTGATTTGCGCCTTTTGTGCCGAATGGTGGGTTAGTAAGAATAATATCGTATCTCTCGCCGCGTTCCGGTTCGTAGATGCTATCTCCGAGGTGAATGGTCGGTTCAATGCCGTGTAGATAGAGGTTCATTAGCGTTAGTCTTCTCGGTCTTGATACAAGCTCCTGACCAAAAAAGGTCTTGGTTCTAATTCGTTTCGCCGTATCTCTATCAAACGAACCTTTGTAGGTTTCATTCAGCCATTCGTAAGCAGCGATCAAAAATCCACCTGTCCCGCATGCAGGGTCACAGATGGTAAAATCTTTACTCTTGGTCGGGTCAGGTTTTAGAACGCGAGCAATCGTCTGTATTAAAGGTCTTGGTGTAAAGTATTGTCCTGCGCCTTTCTTTCCCTCGCTTGCTGCTTTCTCAAGAAGTCCCTCAAAAGCCGCCCCCTTAACATCAACCTCCATTGATGCCCAATCTTCTTCATCAATGAGATTAATAAGACGCTTTAGGTTTACAGGGTTATTAAATCGCGCCATCGCTTGATTGAAGATGTCGCCGAGTAATCCCTTTGCCTCTTTTAGAGTGCGTAAGATTTCGCTGTAATGATCAGTAAGTTCAACACCAGAGAGGTCTTTAAGACTGGTCCAATCGCACGCCTGCTTCTTGCCTGTTTTCTGAATAGTATAAGAAGGTATTTCAATGCCTCGTTCGTCTGCCATTTTCAGAAATAGCAGATAGGTCAACTGCTCAATGTAGTCGCCATAATCAATTCCGTCATGTCTTAGTGTATGACAGAAGCCCCAAAGTTTATTTACTACATCAGTCATCTCTCCTCCTATTTGGTGGTCCCTGTCAGACTCGAACTGACAACCTGCCGGTTATGAGCCGGATGCTCTAACCAATTGAGCTAAGGGACCCCAACTTCAAAATCGAAAAAACCATACTCTTCGTAAGACCCGTTTACGGTCAACGCAGTTCCATCCGTAAATATCACATAAACTGAACCGTGTGAACATTCTTCATCCCACATATAATCGCAAAAGTCAACAACCTTCCCTTTTAGGGAGTTTAATAAGCTCCTCTCTCGAATTATGTCGTAAACATGTTTGAAAGAATCTAACATGTTTGTTAAGACACTAGATCTTATAGAGTAAGTGTTTCCTTTAAACTCTATATCTGCTTTTTCTCCTCTGCGCTTTATTGTAAAGTTATTTACTTCGTAAATATCGTTTACCGAGAACAGCCCTCCCTTATATTTAGATATCTTCCCTTCTTTCCCTGAGATAGAACAATAGTCTTCCGACGACTCTACAGTAGCTTTCGGATCTTTCAATACGCCGTCAATGATAGCTAACACCTTATTGAACACAGATTCTTGGTCTTCCATACTTCTAACAAGGTCTACTACAGGCTTCCACGCGACCTCCTCGCCCTACATACTACTGGCACAGTTGAGAGGACTCGAACCTCCAACCCACAGGGTAGAAACCTGTTGCTCTGTCCGTTGAGCTACAACTGCTCGATGGATGTATCCTATCACAAAGTGTTCTGAGAGTCAACTACTTTTACAAAAAAATCTTATCGCGCAGCAACACGATAGGATGGAAACAAAAATAGACTTCATTATATACTCTCCTGTTTGTTGGTATTGAGGACGGGATTTGAACCCGCGCTGCCTGAGTGAAAGTTAGGTATCCTAACCACTAGATCACCTCAATATGTTTGCCTCATGTAGGATTCGAACCTACAAACCTGACTTCTAAGGCCAGTACGGTTGCCGATTACGTCAATGAGGCTTGCTAGGCAGTGAGGGATTCGAACCCTCAAAATCTAGATTTTAAGTCTAGCACGTTTGCCTGATTTCGTCAACTGCCCTCAATAAGACTTATTTTATGGATTCTCGTAGTTTACTTTTTCTCTTTTCCAACATTTCTTCAACCCTGAGGACTGACAACCTTTCGTCAGGTTTCATTTTATTAACTTTTAAACGTTCTATCTCTCTATTCAAGTACCATTCCGCTTTCTTAAGATCTTCTTCAAGATTCCCTTTGAAGGGCGCCCTCAAAATATATTTGATGGCGTTTCCTAGACAGAACCCTAAATCGTAGTACTCGATGATCTTAATCGGCTCGAATGGATTGTCGGCCCCTCCGTAGTGTTTAGGGTGGTTCACGTTGTCTGAATTATCCATTGCGAATTACCTCAAACTTATTAAATTTCATGTTGACTAGACGATTTAATAAACTTACCGTTTAATAATTCGTAGAAAACATTTGCTTTTGCTCCTCTAGAGGCAACCGACTTATAAAACTTTTTCCCCGACTCATCCTCCAGCACAAGAAGTCCTCTAGGGCCAGATCTCACCCTACCTCCAAAGCCAGAAACAGACACCCCAGAATATCCAGAGATGGAAGTTCCGTTTTTAGCTGATATTGAAAAACCATGATTTCCACTAATAGAAACTCCACCACTCCCTGATATGGATACGCCATAATCTAGGGATTCAGATCTTCCTCTATATTCCGAGATAGACACTCCCTCAGCGCCCGAAACTGAGTATCCTCTAAATAGACTAGAAGATATACCATTAAGTCCAGAAATGGACTTCCCGTCGTCTCCTGAAACAGAGATCCCTCTGAAAGCTGATATAGAGGTTCCTTTATTACCTGTTTTAGATATCCCTTTGTCTAAAGACTCAGATCTCCCCAACTCTGAAGACTCAGAATATCCGTCGAATCCTGTTAGAGAAACTCCCTCTCTCCCTGAAACTATAAGTTCCTTCAAATTAGGAGTCGGGCCGTTAGGCCCAACTCCTAAGCAATTTGGTAACTCTTCCGCCACCAGTTTACTTATCTCGGACCCTACATACCAAATTTGAATTTTAATAGATTTAGTCTGACCGTTTTCTACTTCTGTATTATCCATTTCGCATCACCACCGGTTTACTAGATTTTACTCCCATTTTGTTGGAAAGTTTTATATGCAACTCCGCTAGATCTCTGGTGTCGGTCTCATGGCGTAATTGACTATTCCACAAAGCTGAGGAAACTAACTTTCTAACAAATTCTGCCTCTCGTCTGGTTAAAAACACCACTGCATCAAGACCATATTCCATTTGTTTTCTCCTTTGGAAGATTCAGTTTCTCTTTGACTTCTCGAACTCTATCCGCGCACTTAGACCAATCTTGAAAGTACACTGCCCGAGACCAGCAGTCGGGGGTGTACGATGTATGTTCAAGAACTGACCTGAGAGAAGTCCATTTCGTTCCTGCGAAATTGCAGTTCGCCCTCCTAGACCTTAGCCTGTCTGTTAGGTTTGACGCGAAATATACATGCTCGAACGGAGACCAGTGAGCCGGTTCACTGGTATGCATTTTGTTGAAGATATTTATTAACTGTTCTGGAGTTCTTTCTTCATCTTGTCGTTCGTAAGACACCGAAGCGGCTCTTCCCACAGCCGCAGCAATGGCTTTCCAAATCTCTTCGTCTTCTTCGATGGCCCGTCTCAACTCTGCTAAATCTGAGCAGTATAGTTCTTTATGGTTATAGAGCTTTTGAATTTTCTGTTTCGTTTCTCTGGAAACGAATGGAATGTGAATATCAAAACGTTCCACTTTCGCTGCAGCAATCGCTTCGTAGATAGCGATTGCTGCCTCTGCAATCGGATCTTGGGCGGCTTCATGAATTCTCTGTCTAAAAAACGTTTCCCAGTGGGCTGAAGTAGCAATCAATGTTACGTAGCTAAAATTTTCAAATACTCTGTTCGCGATCTCTTTGTGAACGTTTTTAATCGTCGAAAGATCTCCTCCAAACGAGCAAGCCTCTTTCACGTGATTTTTCCAAATTCTTACAAATTCTTCATATTCTGGTTGACTCAAATACTCTGTGGCCTGCATTCCTGGCTTATTAACCCCAACTCGATGAGGTATCCAATGATTAGCCATAACGTTTTTTATTCTAGTTGCTACTGGAATAGCTCTAGAACTTGCTGTGTTTCTCCGAACTAGCCCATGTGTGTTGAACTCCGCCAAGCATACTCTTGGTATTGTAAACTGAACGGTGTACATCGTTCTTTTTTCAAAAGACGACTGAGTAGCTGCTAAACATTTTGCTGTAACCATAATAAGACATTATCAGAAAAAGATTTTTCTGTCAACTAGTTGACAAATATTTCTGAATGTGCTACCCTATTATTAATAGTAATAATGGAGAAGTAGTGTACATATATATTATAACATGTATATATAATATACAACTGAAACTCTATAGAGAGTTTCAGTTGTAACATGTACAAAGATCATGTACATGATATTCTTAAAGAATATATAAAAAGATCTTATCCAAGTATACTAGAAGGATATACATGTACAAGTATTATTAGAGAAGATAACTCTTGGAGAGTTATATTCTCTAATACTAGTACAAATAAACATGTACAGTTTATTATAAAATATGTTGAACGAATTGTGCAAACTAATTGTTGTGTTTACGAACTTTACAATGATATAAAAGTACTATCTGTAAAATTCATAAAACTGAGAAAAGGGATCTATGGGAGTACCCAGCAATAAGTCGAATATGAATCCTTTCAACAGAATTTTTAACTATTTCAGGAAATCTCCTGAGCCTACTCGCGCCGCTGTTGTAACTCCAACCCTTTCAGATCCTGACGATACAGGATTACGTGGACTAGGCGCCGTTATCAATCCTTCGTGGAAATTAGATAAGCACCTAGAAGAAGCGGCTCAGACACTAGTTGAAGCCTATCCAGGACTTCAACCTCATATAAATAGAGTCTTGAAGAGGGCAAATGGTCCTTCAAAGCGAGACTTCTCGCCAGATCAACATAGAATAATCACTAACCGAGCAAGAGCTTTGGCGGCCATGAATCCCTACTGCTCTAGAGCCATTGAAATTAGAACAAATCTAATAGTTTCAGAGGGGCTGTTTCCAAAAGCGACTTGTGAAAATTTAGAACATAGAAAACTTCTTCAAAAAGTTTTAGAAGAGTACTGGACGTTGAACGAATGGGATGACATGATGCCCAGTCGCGTGAAGGATTTATCCATCACCGGAGAGTGTTTTAGAGAAATTCCTGAAATATCAAAAACTTTGTCCGATGGGTCAAAGTATCAAATGAGTAAATTCAAAGCGAACACGCTTCTGCCAGAGGACGTTATCAGTATTTCTCAGGACTGGGACGATTGTAACACTTTGGTTGACGTCGAATTTACAAGATCTTGGAGAAACGAATTAACTGTTCAGCCTGAAGTCCTTCCAATTGTTTACGAAGACCTGTGGGAAAATCCTGAATCGCTAGACAGAATGAAAGGAAGAATCTTCTTACTCTCGTTGCGCCCTGTCGGCGCAACGAGAGGCGTATCTGATATTCTTCCTGTCCTTGAGTGGATGGATGTTAGCGACCAGTTATTATACAACGAAGCTGAGAGATCGGCTCAGATGTTGAAATTTATGTTTGACATCAGCATAGATAACGCATCTCCTCAACAGATTCAGCAGAGAGAACAGGATTTAAGAGCAAATCCTCCACAGAAAGGTTCTTCGATTATCCATCCAAGCTCAGAAAAATGGTCTGTCGTTCAGCCCGACCTACAAGGAACTGAGTCTGACGTTATGACAAATCGCCTGTTTCTGGTAAACTGGGGAGGTATGGGTTTGCCTGAGCACTGGTATGCTCAGGCAAACACTGTCAACAAGTCTTCAGGCGAAGAAATGTCAATTCCAGTGTGGTCGGCCATCAGAACTAGAAAGCAGAAACTGATAACGTCGTTGAAGCAGGAATTAAAATACGCTATTCAAATAGCTAAGAAGTCAGGAAAGCTCCCGAAGAAGTGTCAAACGGACTTTGTAATTCAGTCGAGAGACCCTGACAGAACTGCTTACGATTTGGTAGCGAAGGCTCTGAAGGATATTTCCTCAGCACTTCAAATGGCGATTGAAGCGCAGCTAGTGTCTCCAGAGACTGGATCAACTCTATTTGTAAACTTAGCCAACAGCTTGGGACTAGATTTACCAGAAGAAGCGATAAATCACGTGGGAATCGACGCTCGAAAGGCTATGGATGTCAATAAATCAAATAGTCCTGCGAAAGACAGTCTTCTGAAAAAGACCAAAGATCAGCCTCAGGACCAAACTAACGAAGGAAAGAAAAATGTCTAAGAAAAAATTAAACGAACTTCTGAAAGATTCATCCCTTGAAATGCGGCTGACCGAAGAAGAGCCAATTGAGGTAGATTCTTCGGAAGGACTCGACGAGAAACCAATGAATATTGAAGATTCCGGTAGTCCAAAATTCTCAGAAAAACTTTCTCTGGAAGAGTTGACTTTTGGATTGCGTTCTGCTAATCTAATTTCAGAGGGAGAAAGTGTTCTGAGTTTCGTGGAAAAAGATTTAGTATACATAGCCGTCACCTCTACTTACAGAAAAGTAGTTGCGATGAAATAAACCTTCCAGTTCCTTCTCCTTTCTGGAAGGTCTTTTAAAAAGCAAGGTTTCCTCTCCTCCCCCCTCCTCCCTTGCTTCTAAGGACAGACTTCGAAGTCTGTCCTTAGTTTTTGGAGGAGATATAATTAAAACGCGCGGAAGGTAATAATGGTAAGAGATATCTACAAGGAATGTTTCAATTGGTTAGATTCGGACTTAGCGGTAAAAATATTCTTAGATCGTTATTCTAAGAAAGACGTTAGAACAGACAAACCAGACCCTCTTCCAGGGCAGACAGTTCTGTTTCGTCCTTCTCCGGCCGTGAAGCATATGGGTCGAGTCAAGTCCGCATCTAACGGACTTGTTACAGTAGAAAGCCTCCCTGAGGGAGATTTGTATTATATTCCAACTAGCGAATTGGATATTCCAATGGAAAACCCCGACGACATGTGGAAGCGGGTTGCGAAAGCTGTTGCTTCTGTCGAAGACGATTCTGTAAAAGAAATTTGGGAGAATCGGTTTTACGATCTTTTGAAAGACTGGAAGTTCCTTCCAGGAGGACGAATCCTAGCAGGAGCCGGACTCCCAGGAGTCACTCTGGCGAACTGTTTCGTCATTTCTTCTCCAATTGACACCAGAGAGGGTATCTTTGAAAACCTTTCAAAGATGGCGGAGCTAATGGCTCGTGGCGGCGGTGTGGGGGTTAATATCAGTACTCTGCGGCCAAGATATGCTTATGTCGCCGGAGTCAATGGGCGCTCGTCTGGGGCTGTCTCATGGGCTGAGATGTATAGCCAGACTACTGGACTGATCGAACAAGGCGGTTCGAGGAGAGGAGCCCTTCTTCTACTTCTAGAAGACTGGCACCCCGACGTTTTGGAGTTCATTGAAGTCAAGAAAAACATGACAAGAATCAATAACGCCAACATTTCTGTCGACATCAGCGACGACTTTATGAAGGCCGTAAAAGAAGATGGCGACTGGGACCTTTGGTTTCCAGACACATCTTGCGATTTGTATCGCAAGATGTGTGACAACAAAGAAACAATCAATCCTCGTCAATGGAAGGCCGATGGTCACCCAGTAGTGGTGTATAAAACCGTGAAGGCGAAGGACATTTGGAAGAAAATCACAGAATCTGCGTGGGCCAGCGCCGAACCAGGAGTTCTGTTCCGAGGGACGATTGAAAGAGATTCAAACAGCAGTTATTACCCAGAGGGTAGATTAATTTGCACTAATCCCTGTGTAACGGGAGATACTTTAATTGCGACCGTAGAGCAAGGTCCAGTTCCCTTCAAAGAGCTAGCTGAGCGGGGAGAAGACGTTAAAGTATACTCGTGGGACCCCGTATACAAGCAAGCTTGCGTTTCTTGGATGCGTCGTCCTCACAAGACCAGAGAGAAAGCAGAAATTCTTGAAATAGAATTCTGTTCAGGACTGAAGCTTAAGTTAACTCCTGACCATTCTCTGTACACCTTCAGAGGGGAAAAAGTGAAGGCTAAGGACCTAAAAATCGGCAAGTCAGTCAGAGCATACGCCGTATCTAGACATCGAGACGGTCAGCTCCGAGCACACAACGGAGATTCTGGAAATAGATATGTTCATCAGCTTGTTTGGGAGTGTTCCCATGGAAAGGTTCCTGATGGTTACATTATCCATCACAAAAACCATAATCCAGAGGATAATAGACTGGAGAATCTACAGCTAATGTCGGCGGTAGAACATAACCAAGAACACTATCCCTCTCGACACGCCAATGGGTTTAAAGGACACAAAAACTTTCCAGAAGTGTTGGCTAAAGCTAAGAAAAGGAAAATTGAAAATCATAAAGTTGTTAGCATTCGAAAAGCGGGTTGTGAAGACGTTTACAATGGAATGGTGGAAGGGTCTCATACTTATGTGATCTGCGATCCGAGTTACCGAGGGTCGTCGAACAAGGGAGTGTTCTCGGGAATTGTGTCTGCCAACTGCGGAGAACAAAATCTACCAGAAGGAGGTGTCTGCAATTTAGGTCACTTGAATTTGGCTAAATTCAAGGGTCCATCTCCTGGGGCACTATACTCTAAAGACACTCAGAGATCCTTAGAGTTTTACACACAAGTAGCGGTAAGATTCTTAGACAACGTCGTTTCTCTTTCGGAATACTACATCGATTACGTGGCGGAAAAGCAGCGAGGGGAACGTCGAGTTGGATTGGGAACTCTAGGGTTGGCGGAACTTCTTATTCATAACAAGACTCGCTATGGGAGTGATGAGAGTATAGAATACATCGACAAACTCTATAAGAATATTGCTAGATGGGCTTACGAAGAAAGCGAAAATCTAGGAAATGAGAAAGGATCCTTTAAGTTCTACGACCCTAGAAAAGTTAGCGAAACTTCGTTTCTGTATAGAACACTGGGGCGCCCTACCCACATGAGAAACGTTTGTGTTCTGACTCAAGCTCCGACAGGAACAGTAGGAACTATGGTCAACACGTCCACCGGAATTGAGCCCTTTTTCATGTTCCAGTGGCAGCGTAATGGCCGCTTAGGATCTTACACAGAGTCGGTAAAGTGCTACGAGGATTTCGTGAAGGAAAATCCTGGAAAAGAGATTCCTTCTTACTTCGTAAACGCAATGATGTTGGATCCTCGCGATCACGTAAGAGTCCAAGCGACTATTCAGAAGTATACAGACTCCAGTATCTCTAAAACGTGCAACGTTCCAGAAAATTGGACCCCAGAAATGGTAGAAGAACTTTACAATTTGATGTATGAGACAGGTTGCAAGGGCGGCACCATCTATCGTGACAACAGCAGAAATGAGCAAGTCCTTGAAGCAGTGAAGCCTAAAGCCGACGACAAAAAGAAAGAGGAATTGAATGAAGAGCCTATTAAGAAACAAGTCCCAAGGTCCAGAACAGGATCCACTGTTTCTGTTAAGTCTAATCTTGGAACTGTTCATGTAACGTTAAACAGCGTAGGAAGTCCTCATGAAGTGTTCGTGAATGTTGGGAAAGCAGGAACGGATATCCAATCTATGGCTGAAGGTATTGGTCGATTGGTGTCTCTATCGCTTCAACACGGAGTTAAGGCTGAGGACATATTCGCACAACTGTCAGGAATCGGAGGTTCGAGGGCAGTTGGTTTCGGACCAAACAAAGTATCGTCTCTTCCAGACGCCGTGGCCAAGGCCATTAAAGAAGTTTGGCTTGACGAAGCTGTTCTTAAGTCTTCAATGGATTTGTGTCCAGACTGTGGAGACCAGAGTTTGATTAGTCAGGGAGGCTGCGAGGCGTGTTCTTCTTGCGGATATTCAGCATGCTCATAAAGAGGACAACAGACAATCAGCAGTAAATTAGCAGGTCTTTCTGAAAGCAGGCTCTTAAGGAGCCTGCTTTATTTTTTTTTGTAAAACCTGTTGACTTCAGGAACACAATGTGATAAATTGAGTTCACCAAAGAAAACAAGGAAAGAGGATAAGAATGGTTACAGCAGTTAAAAATATCAATGAGCTTAATGAACTGGTTAAGGAAGATTCTAAAAAGAACAAAGACTTCGAAGTGGCGCCTACCCAAATCTCGTGGGCTAACGGCGGTCTAGAGGTTCGCGGGTTGGGACGATTCGCCCCAACAAAGTTGTGCTTGGACCAACTTTGCTCTAAGGTTGGTATTATGCCTACTACTGCACAGTGGTTGCAGCTACATCATCCAGCCCAATTCAACCAAATTATGGAGAAACAGGTTGACTTCTGGGCCTATTCCCAGAAGGAAAATAAAAACAATCTACTGCGTCTTCGAGAAGTTAATGGAGAGATGAAGGCACGAGCGATCCTATCAGATCGCTACGGAATTATGGACAATCATAGTTCTGTTCAGGTCCTTAAAGACTCTCTCCCTTCCGAGTTTCACGGATTAAAATTCAATGGAATCAAAAATAAATCTGTAATAGATGTAGAGACGGGGAGAATGGAGTGTCGAGTATTGGTTCCTGCGATTCTTCCTGGAACTGAAACCGATGAGCACAGCTTCGGTTTCGTCGTATCGAACGACGAAACCGGACGAGGAAGTTTGTCGGTAGAAGCTCACTACCTCCGAGCATTCTGCACCAATCAGCTTCGCGGATTGGGGAACATCGCCAAATACAAACACATTGGTAAAGATCGATTCAACTCAATTGAGTCTGACTTCTCAGAACTCATCAAAAACACGGCCGTGACGGCGAATTCACAATTCGCCGCATACTGGAATACTCGTGACAAGAAAGTTGAAGATACAGAATCTTTTCTGATGCAAGAGGGATTGTTGCTCAAGCTTCCTAAAAAAGCTTTGAAAGACATTGTCGAAACGGAGTTGTTAAAAAGGAATGTTCAAGAAACTGGCAGCACAGTATACTCTGTAATTCAGAGCTTCACTGAGTATGCCAGAGACTTGGATGATGCAGCTACTGCTCAACTTTTCGAAGTCGCCGCAGGAGCCCTTGCAATCAGAAAGGGGTAACAATAGTCACAGAACTTCACGTATTCACAGATGGATCTGTCCGAGACGGAAACGGGTCTTGGGTAGCTCTAATTGAGGATACTAAGACAAATTTCTGCAAACTTCTTAGAAATAAGAAGTTTGCAGAAGCTAACATAGCTAAGTTGGAAGTCCAAGCTATAAATAAATCTTTAGTTTGGATTTGGAACAATCACAAAGACAACATAAAAAACGTGTCAGTAATTGTGTTTACTGATTGTTTAGAAGCTGTTAACGTAATAAACAAGAAAGGGTGGTATCGCTACCCAGGAATCAGGAAGAAATCAAGAATGGCACAGGAGTGGAAAGAGCTGTTTGCACTTACTTCCAAATTTAAAGTATCAGCCAAGCATACTAAGTCTCACACAGGGGAGCCGATGAACGAGATGGTGGACAAATTGGCAGGTATGATGCACAATAGTAAAGTCAAACCTACTCCTGAGTTCAAGCCATTCACGTGGTGGACACGAATAAAGTTGTTTTTAGGAAGGAAGATATGAAGCAAACCGATAGAGATAAAATAAGAGAACGTTTCTCGTCGTGGCTACAAGACACTCGACGAGAGCAGAAGTTGACCCTGCAAGAATTGGCTGACCGAACAGGTTTGTCAAAATCCGTGATTCATAAGTATGAAAAGGCTCGATGCCTCCCAGAGTATGAATCGGCAGAGGCTCTAGGAGAGGGATTAGGTCTCCTAGATCAAACACTGTTGCTAGCAGGCTTTGTTCCAAAGTTTTACTGCATAAAGAAGTTGATGACGATCTTAGATCTAAATTACTTCGAACAATAAAAAATTGCCGTAAAGGCAATTTTTAAGAAAAAAGGATTTCTCTATAGGACCTCAGTAGTGAAGGTCTCTATGAGAGAAATCCTTTTTTTACATCTAAAAGAAGTTGACATGACTGCTAGTCCTAACGAACTAGACCAGGAAGACTCTTCCGAAGATTCTGCGGAAAATGGTCAAGAAGAACTCCCGTGTGGGAGTGTTTGGGAAGTTGATGTCATAGTCGCCGGTCCGTCTAAAAACGGTAGAAATTATCCTGTGGCGGTTCTCGAAAAGGCGGTCCCCTTGTTTGAAGGGTTGCCAATCGCCGAATACGAGTTTGATGGTAAGAATAATCATCCTCTAGACCACGTACCGTCGTGGGTCCAAGACATGTTTCCAGGGTCTGTTACCAGAAACATTGTGGGATTTTTGAAGAACGTACGCATGGAAGGTTCCGTTATGAAAGCCACAGCTTTCATAACGTGTGATGATCTTCGTTCGCGATTGATGATGTCTAGAAGTCAAGGACTTCCAGACTTTTTGCAGCTTTCCATAGACGCAAATGGAGTTATGGACCCCAACGGGGTTGATGTGGCCGAGATCACCGCTGCGAACGAACTAACAGTAGTGACCAAAGGAGCCGCAGGCGGTCGCTTCAGGAGAATGATTTGCTCCGATTCTGTATCAATTTTAGTAGACGAGGAATCCTATATGGTCTCCTCTAATGGTGTGATGGTACCCCTTGATGACAAGATATCCGCACTAAAAACACTGAAGAAAGTCCTAGAAGGAATGTCAAAAGACTTAGAAGTAACCTCAGAAGAAGAACTTGAAAAAAATTCAAGTCAAGTAGAACTAGCTGCTGAACAAGTCCAAGAGTCGGAACCGGCAGCGCAAGATTCAAACGAGGACGAGTTAAAAGAAGGCGAAGCCGTTAACTCTCTCCCCGAGGAGCCAGAAGCTCCTGAAAAGTCGGAAGGCGTCGCAAATTCAGAAAACGAAATGAAGGAGTCCCTAATCAAAATGGAAGACAATATTAAGCAAGACGTGACCCCAAGTCAAGACGTCACTGCTGAACTGAAGCCTTCTCAAGAGTTACTGGAAGCTGAGAAGCGAGTCGCCGAAATGGTAAACCGAGCGGCCATCGCTATGAGTGACCACGACTTGGTTCTGGCTTTGAGAGAGTGCGGTCTACCGGCCGCCCAGCAAGGTCTTGTAGAAGCTCAATTAAAAGGTAAAGTTCACACTGCTGAAGAGAGAACTGCTCTTATTGAAAGCATTCGAGGAGCTTTCGAGCAAGGAATCGTTCAGAGTGGTTTAAAATCGACTACCCCTAAGGTGGAAATGGGTCCAGGACGCTTGGAAAAAGCTAAAGCTTACGCTGACGTGTTGGCCGGTTATGACTACTCGAAACTGAGCGACAGAGAGCGAGAAGTTTACAAGTACGTAGACAAAAATCCATCTCTGCGTCGATGGTACGAAAGCGTCAATGACGACAACACCGTGTCCGGTCAAGCCGGACCAGGCGCTCTGTTGCGTGAGGCTACGACCGCTTCTGTTCCAGACCTGTTGGCAGACGCGTTTAACAAAACCTTGCTGCAGCAGTATGACCAAGCCGATGTGCCTTGGAGACAGTTTGCTCAAATCGGTAGCTGCATCGACTTCAAGACAATCAACAACTACATCTTCGGTACTCTAGGTGTGCTGGCAAGCATCTCCGAATCCGACACTTCTGACACGGTTTACCCGCGCTTAGGTCTAGGTGGAGATGAAAAGATCCAATACAGTGTCGAGCAAAAAGGTGGAAAAGTTGTTGTTACTCGTAAGATGTTGATCAACGACGACCTGCAAGCTTTGCGAGCAATTCCAACCAATATGGCTGATTCGGCAAACCGATCTATCGCAGAGAGAGTGTTCCAAGCCCTGCTTGGCGCTTCAGGTGGTACTATCGGTGGCGATTTAAGCTACGACGGTTACGCTATGGCCCACGCTAACCACAGAAACACCTCGACGACGGCCATGAGCTATTCCGCAATCATCGCTTCTTGGAACAGACTGCGAAACCAGTGCCGATTCGCTAACGTCGGAACCCTGGCCGCTTCAGTAGCAGATGGTTCTACCACTACGATCAGCTTGAGCGCCGCTTTGTGGGAAGCTGTTAAGCCAGGAGACACGATCCAAGTTGAAGCTGAAGTGATGAAAATCACTGCAATCGGCTCTTCTCCAACCGTAACGGTGGTTCGCGGTATCGATGGTACTACCGGCGCTGCTCACTCCAACGGTCTGCGAGTTGAACAACGCGGTAATCCAATCGTCAGCAATGACATCAAGCTGTTGTACCCTTACAACCTAGAAGAAACCGCTTCGGCTCTATGGAACAGCCAACAAACTCCAGGATCCTCCAACAACGACTTCAACCGAGTGGCTGCAGAAGTTCGATCTGGTCGCCTAACTCCAGTGAGCCTACACGCAAACTGGTTGCTGAACGACTTGACCAACTACTACTTGGTCGCCGGTAAGCCTGTCAAAGTTGACTTCTTGAACGGTGCTGTTAATCCTCAATTCATCACCTTAAAAGGTGAGTCGGACTACAGCATGTTCTACGGAGATCGAATCGAATATAAGATCCGACACGAGTACGCTGTGTCGGCTCCAGATCACCGCTACATCGACTACAACATCGTTGCCGGTTAGTAAGTAGCCTAGATGTAAAACGCCTCCCTCTGTGGGAGGCGTTTTCATTTGACTTTGTTTTAACAATATGATATAATGTTAAAAGGTAATTATGAAAATTAATTTATCAACCTTCTCCAACAAAAAGAAGACTGAACTGTTTGTTGATAGCGTTAAGAATTCCAATTGTAGCTTGCTGTGCGAGTCAGAATCTTACAACGTGTATTTCTCAGACGATTATGTATTCTTCGCAAACAAAGAATCTCAAAAAATAGAGAACATATTCTTCTTCGAGGAATATGTTCTCTTGCTTATGGTTCTTGAAAGAGGTTTTGGTACCCCTGTTGAGTAAACGTCTCATATGCCTATATATGAGATTTTTCAACGCGCCAGAGAACACGCTCAAGTAGATGAAGCGGCAGTTTCAAGATCGCCAGATTTTGACGATTTTGACTCCCAAGAGGGAAGATGCATTCTTGCAGCAATACGAGAGTACTCTATTGACATCCCTTACAAGACCTCGACAACGTTGACCACTGTCAACAACGTAGCCTTACTTCCTACTGATTGGAAGGAGGATTGGAAAGCCCTGAAAGTGGTTACAGATTACTCCGACAATCAAACTTTTGAGCTAGACGCAAATTATTGGGTGGTACGCTACGACACCACTCTTGCTACTCCAGGATGGGTGATCATATTTTTAAAGAATCCTCCTGATACCTGTGTTTTAGAGTATCACAGACCGCACAACGAAGATCCCTTTGGGACGAACACCATTCCTCTGAGAGATGAAGAAGCTGTGGCGATGTTGGCGGCGTCTAAGATACTTTCTGCTGCTCAGTCTTGGTACTCCAAGAAGTCCGATATGCAAGGTCTGGGAGCAGACACCATCGATTACAGAGGATTAGCGGCCAAGAGCAGACAGGCGGCCTCTGACTGTATCTCTAAGTATAAAAAGCATGTGGACAAGGTCAATGGGGCGGGATTAGGGTCTTCTCACATATTTTCTTGGGAAGGAACCTCTGGGATTGATGGACGCTCTTGGGTTATTCACAAGACTTCTATTGACCTTAAACGTAGGCCCTTCGGAGGATGGTTCTAATGGCCTATGGAGGCATTTCTGTAACTGTAGTTAAGGCAGGACCTATTTGGGGAGACAAACTCCTCCTAGACACCCGTAAAGGCCTCAGAGAGGCTTTACGGGCTGCAGGTAGGGATTTAGTCCACAAGATAGAGAAGGCGTCTCCTGTAGGTGTTCATGGAAACATTGCTGCGGGCTGGAGAATGTCAAACATCCATCAACTAGCTAGCAATTCGGCTTTTGAAATATACAACCTCACGCCTTATTTAAATGCTGTGGAAATTGGTCGTCCACCAAAGTATGTGCCGTACGAGGTTCTGATTCCGTGGGTGAAGCTGAAGATTACACCACAGCCGAAAGAAGCCACTAGAATTGCGTATTACATTGCTCGCAAAAAAGGTAAATCCCACACTCCAGGGCAAGAATTTGCTAAGAAAGCGTTCGAAAAAGCAGTACCAGAATACTTCGCTAATCTGAATTTGCGAATGGGAGCTTTCTACGCTCAGTATGAAAGGTAATTTATGGCAACGCCAACATGGTCGAGGATTGCTCAAGCAATAAAAACTAGACTTATGTCAGTCCCAGGGATTGGAAAAGTCTACGACACGTATGCGGTAACTGACGAATCTTCTACGGGAGCTAAATTCCGAGAGATGTACGTTGACTCTCAAAAGAAAGTCAACTTCGGATGGATCACCAAGAGTGCAACGTCCGTCAACAGAACTGTATCTGAAGATTCTGGAATAACGTCAGTTGTACGCGGAACGGCCAAGGTAGAGTATTTCTATTCTATGAAGACAGAGGATTCAGCGAATGAGAAAGCGGCTCTAGAATTATTTGACAGGATCATAGAATCGTTCGACAAGTTAGACAGAACCTTTGGGGGAGTGGTGAACTCTCACAGTCTCCCAGAAGCTGTGGACATAACCCCCGTCAGGATGTTTCAGGAAGTCGCGTGTCATCTTTTGACTTTCACAATCCAATTTGAATACATCTCAACAAAAACAGTGACACAAGAGGTTTTAACTGAAGAATCTCAATCAGGCCAGTACGCTGAGGTTGAAAAAATTTCAAGAGCATTGGTAGAAACAATAAAACCATTTGTGGTGACTGAAGTGGTTCCTTCAAACAGTAAAGTCACTTTGGCGTACTCCTGTCAATCCCCTGAGCAGGCAGAATCGCAGAACTATCCAGCGGATCCTAGGACCGACTGTCCTAGGATCCGATTTCACCTAGAAGATTGGACATTAGAACCTGCCACAGTATCTTCAGGAGGTCAGTTGTCTCAGTTGAGTATCGTAGGATCCTTTTGGGTCCAACTTTTGCAAGTTCCCGGGCAAGATCATTTAGGAAGACTTCTTCGGGCTTTACAAAGAATTTCTCACGCGTTTTTAGGAAACTTCAATCCGGCGCTAGTTGTGGCCGTCCCTGGAATCATAAGCTGGGAAGTAACTCCTATATCAAGTGGCGTTGTTGGAGAGATTGAGCACGATTTCAAAGATCCTAACCTGAGAATCTCTGTAGGAAGAGTTCAGATAAAATTCTCAGGAAGGATAAAGATCAAGTAGCGCACTATTACCTTTTTATGTTTTCTTTCGATAAACCTAAAACTGTAAAGTTAATATTCAAGCTAAGTCCTGGAATGTCGGGAGGAAAAGGAGTGTTTATTGGACCTCCATTCAATATCGACGTTATTCCTGAAACTGAGATAGAATTTGAGGCAAATTTGGCAAAATCTATCGTCGAGAGATGTCCAAACTTTGTCTACGTAAATCCTGAAGATGCTCCGGCGGTCCAAGAGCCTGTCGAAGAAATTCAGCAACCTAAACAAAAGAAAAGGTGTAAATCATGCCATTAGGACAAGGATCTCAATCGTCCGTAGGCTTCGGGACAGAAACCACTTACGGAACAGCGGCAACTACCTACAATTATTTGCCGATCAAATCTGAATCGATTCAAGCCAACAGAGCTTCGGTAGTGTCAGGTACTCTTACCAATAACGCTGTCGTTGATAACGTTGCTTTGGGAATCAAAGAAGTTAGCGGAGGCTTCGATCTGGAAGCCGACGCTGTCGGTATGGGGCAAGTGCTTCTATACTTCAACGGGGACGCAGGATACACTAACACCTCGTTTAGTGCTCTAAACTACTTAACCACAGGCTTAACCACCGGAACGGCCGCAGCGGCTTCTGGTCTAGCCGTAGGACAATTCCGATATAAAGTCGCAGCAGTTCTTATAAGAACCGTTGACAGCCGCAAGTACATCTTGACGGCCACTTCGGAATCGACAGTAACCACAAGTTCAGGGAACTTGAACGTGACGGTTTCCTGGACAAACCCAACAGCTATTCCGTCTGGATTCACTCACTACGGTACGGCCATCTATAGAAGTCAAGTAGGGGGCGCCTCCGCGTCTGAAAAATTCTTGTATCTAGTGGTGGGTGCTGGTACGTCTTATACAGACAACGGATCGATTAACAACGGAAACACTGCTGCCAGCACAACCTCCCCAGTAACTGTAGGAATTTACAAACACGAATTCTTACCAGTTAACGCTCCAGTCGGTGAGGACAGGTTGCCTTCGTTCACCGTACACTTGAATAAAAATAACGATTACGCCGAACGCTATGTCGGCTGCAGGATGAACGAGTTCAACTTGTCGGCAGGGAGTGGTAACGATATTATCACAGCATCGTGTTCTTTAATTGGGAAGGACGTGGTGTTGGTTGCTGAAACTACTCCAACAGTGACCAACTATCAGCCTATTCTGGGCTGGACTGGAGCTGCCTTCATCGACGGAGGAACTGATTGTTTGTTTATTGAGTCGTTCAACTTGAACTGCTCTAACCAAGCTCAAGCCGTCCCTGGGTCGTGCGCAACTCCCTATAACAGAGACGTTGCTAGTGGAGTACGACAAGTTAGTGGGTCGTTTGCTAGACAGTTTGAGGACCACGATTTCTTCACAAAAATGATCAACGCTCAGGAATTCTCGATACAGTATTCTATTTACGGGGAACCTGTAGTGCCGACTGGCGCTTACATCGATTTGGGAAGCGGAGACTATGCTCAGCCCTTCCACAACTTCTGTCAAATAGACTTGTTCCGATGTAAAGCCAGCAAAGCTGGAGGATCGATTCCTGGAAACGAACGTATCGTGGAGACGGTAGAGTTCACAGCGTACAAAAGCTCGACATATAACGCTGAAGTCAGATTCACTCTATACAATGGCGTTTCCGCTTACGCATAACCACGGCGACCATATCTCTGGTACGACAAACGCCCAAGCAGTTCTAAATCGCTTGGGCGTTTGTCTGAAGCCTATGAAAGATGAAACCCTTGTCGAGTGGGTTTCGTTAACATTAGCTCAAGGCCAGGATTTGGTACACCTTCAGAACAAAGATCTGCCGGAAGAGGAGGTCATCGATACGATGACTGATATATTCTTTAGAGGGTTTTGTATGTGGGAAATGGCCGTAGGAACCGGCCACACCGCTACTCAGGAAGAGATGGAATCAGTTCTTATCTTACAGCACTCTCTGAATGGAATGGAAGCTATTTTAGAAGCGAACGACGTGTTCTTAGAGATAGCCTGGAAAGGGATAAAATCAGATGGCTAGGTCTACTCACACAACGCACTTCGGAGCCAACACAAAAGACTTTGAACAAGGAATGATCCGAGCTAGAAACTCGGCCAATCAAGCTTTTAAAAGTATTTCTCAAAGTGCTCAAAGTGCTTCGTTTTCTTTTGGGGCCGCCGCAGCGGGCGGGGCTGCGATATCGTCGAAGTTCATCGAAGCTGCGGCTACGATGCAAGACCTTCAAGGATCGATGTTGGCCGTTGCTCATTCAACAGAAGAAGCCAACAAGCAACTTCAGTTCATCGTCGATTTTACAAAGACCACAAAGTTCGATTTAAAAGGTACTTCTGAGGCTGGACTTAAGCTGCAAGGTCTGGGATTCACTGCCAGTGAGACGCTACCTACCATAGCTAAGCTAGCGGCTGGGATGAATAAAGACCTTCCAGACGCAGCGGCAATCGTCGGTAAAGCGATGTTAGGATCCCGAAGATCCATAACGCAACTTCGCGACTCTTACGGAGTAACGACCAGTCAACTTCAGCTATTTGGAGCTGAAGTTGACAAAAATGGACTAGTACTCGTTAAAGGGCAGAAGAACATTGAGAAGCTGCAGAACGCCATCAAAGGCCTTGTGGAAGCTCGTTATGGAAAGATATTCGAAGTACAAGCAAACAACTTGTCAGTGGTGTTGTCCAACTTGGGAGACGAGACTTTCCAAGCTCTGGCAGGATTAGGGAAGGCTGTCGCCCCAGAAATTATCTACTTTGCCAGAGTCTTAACCGATTTGATCAATAGGTTTAACTCCTTAGATGATTCAACCAAAGGAACTATTGGAAGAACCGCTTTGATTGGCACTGCTTTGGCGGGGGCCGCTTCTGCTGCTGCAGGTTTGATTGCGGTTGTCGCTGCTGTCGCCTCTCAGTTTTCTAGATTAGCGACCTTCCTTAAGACTAGTGAGACTTTTGGAGTACTGTTTAAGGAATTAGGATCGTCGGCCGCCGTAGCGACTGGAGAAGTGACCGAAGTAGCAGGGTCGTTAGGGGCGGTTGAGACTGCTGCGGCAGGGGCTGCTGAAACCCTTGTAGAGTACGGAGCCGCAGGCGAGGCAATAACCGACGTGGCGTATCTTCTGGCAGCAGGTGCCTCAGTAGCGGCTGCCGGTTGGGTAGTTTTAGGTGCGGTAGTAGTTGCGGTAGCAAATAAGTTTAAACAAGCCGCCGAGCGCATCGATAAAGACCTTGGATACGGCATAATAGACAAGGCCGGAACCATAAACAGAACCCTTTCTGAAGGCATAATTCCAGGACTATGGCGACTAGGCCGGGCATGGTCGAGTGCTGAAGACGAGGCTGGGAAGTCTCTAGATACTCAACTTAAAATCATAGCAAACTATTCAAGATCTAAAGAACTGATTCATCTGTCAGCAGAAGAAGCCAAGAAAGCAGGGTACACTGAACTAGACGCTGCTAACGTCGCACTTGGTCTGAGTAAGCGGAAGCAACAAGCTGAGAAGGATAATAGAAAAGAATTAGCCGAAACGTACGGACTTCAGTTGGCTTACGTTCAAAATCTTATTCCACTGTTGGTGGGAGCAGAGAAGACTAAACTAGATGCTAATCGGGACACTCTTCAGAAATCAAAAGAGCTATTTACAGAGGCTCAGAGTTTAGACGAAGAGTACACCAAGAACCGTAAAAATCACATTTACGAAAACTCCAGAGAAGAGTTGGCGGCATTAGACGCAGGGATAGCGGCAACCAAGGCCGCCTTGGAGTTTAAAAACTCTTTATCCAAAGAGAAATATCAAGAGTTGGCAAATCTGTTAGAGCGACAAACAGAAGAAAGAGTTTCTCTAGACAGAAAAGCGTACAAAGAGCAGGCACAAGAAGAGTCTAAACATATCTCCAGACAGTTGCAGGCAAATGAAATAACAAAAACTCAAGCTGCAAAGTTGTACGCAGAACTGGCCGAAAAGTATAAAGACTCGAAGGAATTGGAAGAAAAGTTCCACACAGATTCTGAGCAGAATAAGCGAGAAGCAATCAAAGAGACTCTTCAAGCGACGATAGAGGCTGCAGACGTAGAAGCGTCTTTGTTTGAACAAAGACGCTTGGCTAATGAGCGAGCTATCAAGAAAGGCAAAGAAGTAAGTCAGAATTCCGCACAAGCCGTTGAGAATTCTAAGAAGCAATTAGAGTACGAACTGAAGAAGATAGAAGCGGAAAAGAATAAGGAAGTCAACGACACTGCCGATCCTTTGGTGAAAGAGACTGCTGCTCGAAAAGCCATTCTAGACGCTACAAAAGCTCAAGAGGCTCATGAAGAGCGCATAAAAAACATAAAACAACTTGGACTCGATAACACGAGAAAGCAGATCGAGTTGACTACAGAACTTTTGAAAGCTAAGGAAGCTTTGAAAAATGCTGAACTAGATGATTTGAACAGTCAACTGGATAAAGGAAAGAACGTTGGAAATCTTCTACTCAAAGCCACTAAGGACCGACAAAAGCTGTCAGAGCAAGCATTAGAATCTGAAAAGAAACAACGATTAGTGGGAGTGACTGACGAAAAAGAGAGAGCCAAGCTGATCGCAGAGTACGACACTAAAGCTAAGATCAACAAAACTAATAACCAAAAAGAAGTAGAGGCTGTTGACAAACAAATCAGTCAAGCTCAGGAGCAACGACGAGAGCAACTGATTCAGATCGCTGAGAGAGAAGCGAAGCTAAAGAAGCTGTCAATTGGGGAACAGAAGAAAGAAGGCAAAGATGTTAAAGTTCAGGAAATTAAGCTTGCTGAAGACTTAGCTCAGATAGAGATAAGCAAAATACAGTCTAAATTGGAGTCAGATAAGCTTGGTAAGGATGCTACTGCTCAAGCTCTGCTTCAGCGAGAAGCAGAGCTTGAGATATCTGCCATTAAGAAGTCTCTTAAAAAGGATATCGACGATATTAATGATTCCTACAAAAAGGGCAATGACGAACTCCAGAAACAAAAGGACTCGCTAAAAGAGATAAACGATGAGTTGGCCAAACTGAAGGGGGAACAGCAAGACCGTGTGAACCGACAAGGGGCTCTTATTGGTGGAGTTGAGGATTTGGTCAAAGAAAATGAACGAGAGAGTAAGATATTTGAATTAGAAGCGAAGAAAAGAAGAACAGAATCTAGTATTAAGGACAGAGAAGCCTCTGATAAAGCTATTGAATCCAACAGGCGCGAAGGAGATCGATTTGGAATAACCAGAGGAGGAAAGAACGCTGCTGAGCAGGCCAGAGACGCTGAGATCCAAGCTATTGAAGAAGAGCGTCGACAGAAAAAAGAGCAGGAAGCTGCAGACAGACGGGCCCAAGGCAGGGCCCAAGCTGAGGAAGTCTTGAGAAGAAAAGGTACTTCAGAGGAAGATATAAAAAGAATATTAGGAACGAACTTTGACGCTAAAAACACGTTTACTCCGTTGGACCAAAAAAAGACACAGGACTTTGCAGGAGCCGGAGCAAAAGATCCTGCAGTGGATATATTGTCTGCGATTTACAATCTAATCGCTAAGTCACTAGGAAAGCCCGTGAATGCTCAAGGACCATCGGGAACTAAACCAAACAACCAATTAAATCAGAAAGGGAAAAACGATCTATCCTCCAACAATCCGTACACCGGATCGAGTGATGGGCCGTATCCAACGTAATGCCTGTAATAAACACAGATTGGAAAATGTACCATCCTACTACAAGGGCGACGGATTTTACAACGGCGTCGGTCGGCGGGGCTGCTACAACGACAGAGGTCAATCAAGTTTTGGCAGGAGGAGTGTTTTTTGACATGCCCTCTCCTGCCTCAGGAGGAGGGACTAAAACACAGTACGCTAAAGTATGCTTCTCCAACACTCACTCTACTGATTCTGCCACAAACTGCAAGCTGTGGTTTCCAAATGCTCTTGACGATGTGTCGGGAAATCAGATAGTCAAAGTTGTCTCTAGCAGTTCTTCTGACAATTCCAGTAAATCCGTTAGAATCGTCGGAAAATCAGATACTGGCGTAGCTCAAGTAGTCAGCTTAACTCTGAACGGTACTACAGAAGTATTCACGACGGGGGTTTTGTGGAGTGCCGTGTATAGGGTGGAAGTCTATAACGGAACCACTCCCTCTACTGCCACAGGAACGCTTACCATAACTCATGGAACGACCATTATAGGGTATATCACTGCTGGTACGTATTCAGCTAGTGGAGAAGTTTATTTTGCAATGGAATCTGGGATCGACGGAACGCAAACTATCGCTACAGCCGCAGTCGCCCCAACGTCTACCACATTTTACAAAGTCAGGACCTTAGGAACGGCGATATCCTTCAACGGAGGAGGAACTATTCCAGCAGGGTCCTACCAAGGAGTTTGGTTGAAGTGGGTGATTACGGAAACCACAAACGGGTCAAGTAGTACCATAATTTATCCTCAATTAGAGTTCGAAAGCGTATAATGAGCGTAACTTTTTCCATAGTAACGGCGACGAAACAAGGAATCTCTGTACCATTCTCTGTTGTGACGTCCTCCAGAGGAGGGTCTTCTACCAGATTTTCAATCAACACCCGATCAACTATGGGATCAGTTCTGTTTGGTGTAACTACCAGTTCTCCTGTATATAGCTCTAAACTGTTCGGCATAACCACTATCGCAGATCATCCGTACGCTAGCTTGTCAGATGCTCAATCGCCTTGGGAAAAGGCGATTGAGCACAATGATTCTGACATAACGTTTTCTTTTAAGGTTGATGGTGTCGATTTAGGGGAAGCTCCTTATCAGTTTGTGGTGAATGAGAATCTCAGCGCCGCATCAACAGCAAGTTTAAAGATCAAAGATCCAAGATTTGAGTTCATCCCTGATCACCCAAATAGCAGAGAAAATCTAATGTCTGAGTACCCTCTAGACGGGAACTTTAACACTTCTGCTAATCTCAAGGCTTCGATAGTTTGGGGAGGGGTCCCATTTAACTATGATTATTTAGGCCACTCTTGGAACTATTCGTGGGAGCACCAGACCAGGACGCCGGACTTCACATGGACTCTAGTCGATCACTCTCTCAAATGGATGATTGACAACACGTCGTCAACCACCATAAGAAGTACTAGAAATAGTAAGACAACAAATGTCGATTCATTGACCGAACTAGCCAACCAGCATAATGTAAGTATTGATTTGAGTAAGATAAGTCTAATATATCCTGTGCCTATCCAGAACCGGCAGTCGTCCAGACCTATCGATTGGGTAAACGAGCTTGTGGGAGATGGGACCGGAGATGAATGGGTTTTTGTAAATGGGAACACTTTTACACCATTCTATCCCAACAAAAACTCCCCGACAATCACTGTCGACTTTTCAAAGCATGTCATGGAAGAAAGCGTTAGTGGGTCATGGTCAGACATTTACAATTACGTCGTTATTGTGCGAGCGTTGGAGGGGTCTGCTCACAAAACTCCTGAGAACCATTCTCAGTTTGACGTTACGGTGGAAGTCGACGAGTATAAGCAGTATGAAGCTGTGTTTCCAGAGCCTGTATTCGACGTCAGGTATAGAGTTATTAGTGGAGCAAAGGGAATTTTCAGCGACTTTCTATACATTAATCCTCAAGACTTGGTCACCCAAGTGAGAGACGCTAGAGCGCCGAATTCATTAGCGTACGGTGCTAAATTCTCTGATGGGGGTCCTGTTCAGAGCATCAAAAAAGTTCGATTCACGTGGGGAATACCTAACGGAATCGTCGGACTCACTAGGGACTATGGTAAGATTGTATTTACTGGTACTCCTTATCCCACAAACTCCGAATGGGGCGGGACTCAAATACCAGCGGACGATCCTGGAACTGCAGAAGACCCCCTTCCGTCTTTTCGATCTGAAAAAACGGATCCTTGGTCCATCGGTCGGTTCGGCGAGAAGAGGTTAGAAGTTCCTCCGTCCCCCGTCATTGCTACTAAGGAGCAGGCAGATCTTGTTGCGCAAAGAACTTTGGAAAAAGTTTCAAGGAGACATCGACAGGGAGAAGTTCTTTGCAAATTGAATCCAAAAATTCGTCCTGGAAGTGTTATACTTGAGAAGGTGTATATTAAGGGATCTACAGAATTTACTAGAAAAAGATTTGTTACTTCTGTTGAGCATAGTTTTAGTAACGATCCTGCCGAACGGTACACCAGATACCAGGGGACCACATGGGAAGGACTTTAAAAATGAATATACAGCGACAAATACGAAACTCTTGGAGGTTTGAACATGGTACAGTTACTGGAGTCAGCGGAGTTGTTTCTACTGCAAACGCAGGAAAGCCAAGCCGCACATCCGTGGATCCTGGAACTTCTGATGTTCAGTCTGGTACTCATGTTTTAATTTTAGGATCTAGATACGGGGACGTACCCTGCGTGATTGGGATTTCGCCGTGGATCGTAGGATAAGACATTCCAGAACCTTCGAAGACGCGATAGTCACCAAGAAGCTGGGAGACACCCTATACAGAGTTCTGGTCAACGGGAGGACACATCCCTATGATGTGTCCTCCAACAGTGCTGTAGCGGATATACAGGTCGGAAATAGAGTCAGGGTCGCTATAAATGGAAAATTGCGAGAGATAGTAGGGGTCCTGTCGCCCTACCCAAATCCTGCTCTTCCCGAATGGAAAGACCCGCCTTCTGGAGGCGGGGACGAGGATATTCTTATAGACATTGTTCCTGGGCTGTGGGCTCAGGTCGGCGGCTTATGGAACACCACGTATTCAAGTGCGTTTCAAGCGGCTCTACTGCCAATCAGTGGACTCTCAGGGACTTCTATCATATCTTATGTGTCAGGATCGTCGGCCAGGCGAGCCATGCAAACTCTGGGGGCGTGTCTCATCCCAACTTCAGGAGGGTCAATAGCCTCATACACTCAAAGCATATTGACAAATGTTGGAGGAGAGACTCTTACCAGAACCGCTTCAGAAACGTTTACAGTGACTCCCTCCTCTCCGATGTATGTTACTTTGGCGCATACTCCTGAAACTATTGATGGCGTTCAGGTTACCGTAGAGGGAGTACCAGGATCAGCTTATGGCAGAACAGCAGGAAATGACGTATATCCTTACAAGATTTGGACTACATTCTTCTCCATAAGCTACCACTATTTAGATCCAGGGTCTTGGGGTCAGCACTTCACAACCACCCTCGCGGCGGAAGATCCCGTAGTGGAACTTGGGGGGCCCTATATCTGGGAAGTGACCTCTGTTCAGGTCAATTCTGTTGAGGACTTAGGAGCAACTTATCAAAACATCTACCCAACCGGAGCCAGAGTAACGTTATCGTCTACTCCTTCCATAGGGGACGTGGTGGAGGTATTCTATACAGACGCTCTATTGCAATTTTCGTCAGAGAGTTTTTTGGATGCTCCTTTCGTTTTAAACGAAATCCCCTTAGTAGATAGCCTTTCCTACTCAGTTACTGACCCTCAGGTGGTATTCACGCTGTTTGGAACTAAGACCATCTATCCAGTGTACTCTCCAGATTTTCTGGAAGAGGTTAGAGTGGACTATACCTACACTGAGGAGGTGGGAGACCTTTGGGAGTGCGATGGTATTCGTATTGATGAGGCAGGACTGACAGGAGTCAGCCACTCGCGGACCTATATAATCCCTGTGAGTCCGCCCATAAGTATGACCCCAGACACTTGGTGGACAGGTCAGTCGAACGAAAATGGAGGGTACGCTCAGTATGGTCAAGACTTGTGGACTCTTTCTCGTTACGGATACGTTTCCTACTCTCCGAGGGAAGACTGCTATAACATAGTACATCCTTCAGGGATGTACTATGTTCCTAGAGATGGTGGAACAGTTGTCAAAACTAGTTGGCCTACAGACGGCGATCTGGAGGCTTACATCCATCCAGACAACTTGAACCCAAGCGTTACTTCAGTCCCTAAGCGAGGAGGATTGCCGCATTTTGGAGTAACTCTGGTCGACAAATGGGCGCTTCAAGGATCATGGGGGAGAGTGTGTAGCGGAACTCAGTCAGTAAAAATAGCAGGTGGGTCTGAAGAGGACGCTGGATTTCCTGTAGCAGACTCTACCTTCCCTATTAGATTGTTTAAAAGAGGAGCTTCCAACACATGGACAGTTATAAAGCTCCTCACACCTTTCGATTTGGTGGCAGGCAATGAGGGGACCTGGGAGACCTATGTTTTAGGCGCAGGGATAACTCAAAATCCTTGGGCAAAGAACGGTTTAAACATCCCAGAAACCTATCAAAACACTAGCTGGCCCGCCACCAAAAATGCTAAAAGTTTTATTTTAGGGGCGTCGTGGGCCGAGTCAGAGTGGTCCAACGATTTCCGATCAGCCAACAACACAAAAGCGAATTACCACCTATACGAGATAGGGCTCCAGGACGCAGGATTGACTATATCCGCTATTTCTAATTCTGGAAATATAACAAGCCAATACACCATAAAAGGAGACCCGACGTATATTGAATCCGACGTTTCTGACTTCAATCTCCTTGCGGCGACCCGTGTGTCCCAGTCTTTGAGCAGCTTGTCTTATAATTCTTTTGGTATTCTAAATGTGTACGCAGCAACTGAGGCGTTCGGGGCGTACCATGTAACATCAGACTACAATAAGTGGTTTTTTTATTACTATTACAGCAGTGCCGGAGACACTAAACTCCCTGTAAAGAGGCATTCTGGTCCCCCAACTCTGTCTCCCGCAGGTCCATGTTATGGAGATCGATTTACTACCGCAAATGACATTGAGCCTGTGAACACCTACCAAGAAATAGTAGTGGATTCTGACGACTTTATCTACTTTTGTGTAAATATTCCTTATTGGGTGAGAACTAGAGACTCAATTTCGGCGGAAGTTACCGAATACGTGTACGGGCAATACAATTCAGGACCATTTTCTACCATTGGAGGTTGGTACGAATTTACCGTTCCAGGTTACAACGGGTTGGACCTTATTTCTTTCGTTGTCGACACTGACGCGGATTATCCTACGCTGGATGGTAACAGGGTACAAGTGTACACTCAAGCTGGTCACTCTACTCCTTCCGTCAGATACGCTAACCAACTGGCCGTGTTATTTCCCTTTACAGAATATCCTCAAAACTATTCAAACCTAAGCTTCACGTGGGCCCATCAAATCCCTCACAGAACGTACACCTCGTACTACGATAGCAACCCTCCTGGATATACCACTTATTGGCTGCCAGGACACGGACCATATTTCGGGTTGGCCGTCAGCGGCGTAGCTAGATTCCTAGTGGAGGGAGACACAAGAGCCTCGTATCTCCGAGAAAGTAGAGTTTTCCTTTACAAGATGAAACACACTAACGGGATACTAAACTTAGAATGGCGCAAAGACATCAGCCAGGTAAAGTCTATAGTTCCCGATCACGTAGATCCTGGTCAGGCTCGTCTTCCTGTCAGCAGATATACGAAGACCCATGCCGTTCGGTCGGCAGGTAGATACATATTTGTTGTAAGGAATCTGTTAATAGACTCTGAAGTAGTGGAGGGAGAAGGCGTGGTTACAGAAAAGACCTCGACGGTTATAGAGGTCTATGACAACTCTGCTTCAGAACCTTCTTCTTATGTGTATAGGATTGTCATGTTTCCGTACACAGAACCTGTTCTGTATTCTAGTTGGGGAGGCTCCGCTACACAGGTCACTGCCCACTCCGGCGTAACGGAAGACAATAAAGAATGGATTTACGTAACAGGAAAGAGGTCAAGAGACGGCACACACTTTCGATACAGAGTTCTGTTCGATACAGCAAGCTATACTGCAGACTACTCGGAAGTTTCTGAGCACTTAAACTATCAAGGAGCGCAGGCGTGGGCCATTTCTGGAGTGGAAAACATTTTCCCAGACGAAGATGGTCATCTAATCTGGCACTCTATTCCTTAAAGAAGGGAAATACTTTCTATTACGAAAGTATTTCCCTATGCCTTCATTAGCCTTAACCTACAATTTTAGTGCAGAAATAGGAAGCGTACTTGACAAAACGTTCACTTGGGATTCCCCTGCGGAATCCGTAGAAGATTTTACGGCGACAGGGTCTGAAGTAAATTTCAATCTTCTACATAACGTTAGCTTCTATTACAATTCCAGCGGCTCAAAAGTGTATCTGATCAAAGCCTATGTCAACGGAGCTGAGACGACTTCTTTAACCGTCCAGGATGACCTAGTGTGGTTGACTCAACCTCCTCAAGCCGGTGACCTTGTTCGATTTGAGTATAGATACTCCAGCTTAGTCGATCTAAGCACCTACACCGCTAAAATGCAGATAAGGGATTCCGCAGGAACCCTTATCTGCGAACTGTCAACAGCAAACGGTAAAATTACGTTCCCGAGCACAGGTAAGATTAGGATTCTTGTCCAAGTCGCTGAAACAGAGCTTTGGGCTGTAGGGACTTACTTCTACGACTTAGAGCTTACGACCGCATCCACATATACTACTAGACTCTTGCAAGGAAAAATTAAGACTAAAAAGAATGTGACGACATCCTAATGAGCGATCCTGTAAGCATATTGTCCACTGGAATAGACGTTAATGTTGTATCCGAGTCTGATACAGCGATATATTTAATTACGGCCGGTCAACAAGGAGCCAACGCTTCTATTAATGATTTAGGTACTCCATCAAATCGTTTTGTTATTATTGGAAATGGAACTACATTTGATAGCAGACTTTTGGCAGCGGCAGACTTGCCTACATCGATAGACGCTGCCAACCTGGCGGATGGCAGCGTCTCTAACACTGAGTTTTTGAACCTAAACGGTACTACCTCAAACATTCAAACACAACTTGATTCTAAGGCTTCAATCACTTACGCGTCTGACGCTTCCAACCTCTCCAGCGGGACGTTGTCTGTAGCGAGGCTTCCTTCGGCGATTCCCGCCACTAACATAGCAAATGGAACCGTCGACAATGCCGAATTCCAGACCCTCAACGGGGTTACCAGTTCGATACAGACGCAGTTGGATGGGAAGGCTGCTATTAGCTATGTTGATTCTCAGGATTCTTCTACTTTAGTAAGCGCCCAAAGTTACGCTAGCAACGCATCTAATATTACCAGCGGGACGGTGGCCCCGGCACGACTTGGAAGCGGAACTGCTACTAGTAGCACCTTGTTGGATGGAAGTGGAGTTTGGAGAGGCCTGACAGCGGCTGATATTCCTTCTCTGGATGCGAGCAAAATAGAAACTGGGACGCTGAGCGTCTCCCGCCTAAATAGTGGGTCCTCCTCTCAATTTATAAGGTCGGACGGCACAAACTCCAATATTCTTACAGGTCCGATACAGGTAACCGACGGGGTGAGCGGTACCGGGAATCACACGTTTTTCCCCGCCACGTCTATTGGATCCGACGACAGTCGGGCAGTCTTGTTTGGTGGTGGTACTGCAGCATTCACCGCATCACGCGGCGGTTTCATTATTGTTCACGGTGTCAATCACGCCAGCGAAGCCAGCAACATCCTGATTCGACCAGGAGTCGGCGGAGTCACTAAGGTCAATCAACCAAACTCGTCCAATGTGGCTGTTCAAATCGATAGCAACGGAATAACACTACCAAACAGCCCATTTATCAAGGGTAATTCCTCAAACAATACCGTAATATGCACCGGCACCTCAACGGGTACCGACGACAAAATCGCCTATCTGTTTGGAGGCGGCACGACGACCCCGACCGGGAGCAGAGGTGCATATTTTGGAGCCCACGGAGCCAACCACGCAACCCGCCCCAATGTAGCGTTCATTTCTAGCGGCACTTCGGGTTCTGTTCAACTGGCCCTCGACAACTCTGTCAGATTAACTTTGGATTCTGCAACCTCTCAGATCCAAATATCCAACTTTCCTCTGGTGCTTGGGTCAGCGGCGACTATTGTGGCGGCCAGTAACTCTATTGCCGGCACGGCAAGCGGCGTTCAGATTAACGCTCCAACCGCGTCTGCAATCCTGTTACAGACGAACGGTACTACCAGGGCAACCTGTGGTGTCAACGGCATGGTTTTTGCATCCAACGCAACTGCAGTACTGTCGACAAATATCAGTGTCGGCAGCGGAGCGGCGAATACGCTATCTTTGAACGCCCCAACAGGCGGCTCGGTAAACACGTTGGTCGCCGGGACCAGTCGCCTAAACGTATCAGCCACAGCGGCGACGCTCACTGTGCCACTGGTAACCCCGACCGCTACCCCTGCCAGTGCAAGTGCTGCCGGAACCGCTGGCCAATGGGCCTGGGATTCCGGTTTTCTTTATATTTGCACGGCGACCAACACTTGGCGAAGAGTGGCACACGCAACATGGTAGGAGGAACAGGATTAAACGTGATTACAAGTAACTTACAAATTATAACAGGAGCAGTGCAGCTTGCTCGTACTCCTCTCACTTCATAAGACACTAGGAGTCATAAAATGTCGAATATAATGAATGTGCCTGTATTAGATCCTGCTTCTGGATCGTATCTTAACAGAGACGTAATCATAACAGGATGTATGGCCCACATTGGGGACGGGCAGATCGAACCAACGTTTCGCCTATATCTAGCGATTGTTGGGGGCGATGGAAAGAAGTACCCCATAGGAGTAGATAGTATTGACGAATCCTTATTACAAGGATTCGTCGACCAAATTTCTAGATTGAATTTGGTATTAATTGCCGGTGGAGAGAGGTCTTGGGCCGGTACTCAAATTGACTTCTCGGCGGCTAAGTTTTCTGAGTAAAGGGTTTTTGAAGGACTAAGATAAACCTCCAAAGTATACAACTTTGGAGGTTTATTCATGTTAAAACTAGTCCACATAAGGACCGTACGGCAAACAGAAACGACCAGTGGAACGTCACTTACTGTATATTTAGGAGACGTTAGCAGTTTTGTCGAGTTGCGCGGAGTCGCTATCGCTAATAAAGCGGTGGGGTGTGTGTTGTCTTTCGGAGTTACTGACGCTAACGCGGCTGACGTTGTGTCAGCCACTTCGGTAGCCACTACTCCAGCAAGCTTTACGCCTGGGGCAGGCGTAAACTTCACCCCCTTAAAGGTCAGCGCCAAATATGCATATCTTACCCTATCATGGACTGCTCCTGTTCCAACAGGATTGACAGTGTCTGTGTACGGAGTGACTGAGAGCTAATATGAAAGTAGTTTTAGCACAAGTGAATGAAGTCATCAATCAACCATGGTCTGTGGTGTTCGGGGCGGCACTTTGGCTTAAAATACGTACTTGCGCCGAGACGTTCTTACTTAGCCAAATTGTTTTGACCATCACGTCTCTGGGGCTTCTTAACATGGTACTTGGAATCATCATCGCAATTCACGCGTCCTTGGATAAAGAAAGCAAACCTGAGGACAGGTTTGCTTGGTCAAAGGCGACTCAGGGAGTCTCTAAGTGGGTGGCTTGGATGGTGGCGCTATGTCTTACATACGGTTTCAGAATACACTTTATGACCACTCCACTAGGATCTGCCATCAGTTTGGCGATGGATGCCGTGGATGGGGCCATAGCGTTAACAATCACTGGAAGTGTTGTGAAAAATATTTCCAGAATAGTAAAAACCTCATGGATGACTCGAACAGCAAACTTAGCCGATCGGGCTCCTGATAGAGTTATCGACTCAGCTTTGGAAAGGCTTGAGGACATTATGGGTCAAAAGAAAGAGGAAAAAAATGTCTAATATATTCAGTATGGTTCAAATGATTTTTGTTATGTTGGCAGCGTTTATCGCAATGGTCGAGAGACCTAACGAAGGGGCTCAAAAGAAAGCAGAAGTCGTAGAAGCGGTTATGGCCAACTTGAAAGGCCAAGTGTCTCCGATGTGGGAAGGCATTATTAGAATGGCTCTACCAATCGCCATTGATTTGATGGTTGGTTGGATGAAACGATCAGGAGCTTTCGACAAGATTAACGATTTTTTAGCACACTCTGGCTTGAAGTAGGTCGATTCCTTGCAAGGAAGATGAATAAGTACCTTCCAGAATCTGTTCAGACGCCAAAAACGTCTGAACAGATTTCTTGGGAACATTTCATTCAAACTCTTCCTCGTTCAAGCCAGTACGTGAAGGATATCCCAATTCATACGAAAATAGAATTCGAAGTGATCGGCGATCAAGGAAGTTTGCCGAAATTACGGAGGACAGATGTCTAATTTTAATCTAAAAAGTAAAATGTCTGAATATAGTTTGCACTTTGTTGTAAACGGCGAATCGAAGAATATGGTTGCGTACAACCGAGACGGAAAATCTGTATTCCAATGCGAAGCCCGATGTTACGGACAACACAACAATTGGAGAGCACCAAACGGAGATACCCCACCAGGATTATATGAAGTTGGAGTCGTTTATGATACCTCTGGAGAGTCTCCTTATGGGGAGTACTGTGTGGACTTGATTGATCTGGAAGGCCAGGAGACTGGAAACGGAAGGGCTGGAATATCTCTACACGGAGGTGGCTCAGGTCTTGCTAATCCGTTTGCTCCTTATCAGGGCTGGCAAGCTACTCACGGCTGCATTAGAGTGCAAAATGCAGATCTCACTAGAATCGTTAGAATGTTGAAGGACGCTCGTAAGAAAGACGCTAAAGTTTTCTTGACGGTAGTGTACCCTAAAGGGAAGCTAGACTAATGGAAGTAGTGGACGACTCTCACTTAGATAAAAAGCTTACATTGGAGTTGATTGAAACTGTATCCAACTTGGTGCGTACCTCAGTCAGCATAGAAGTAGCTTTGAGATTATGTGGAATCAACCAGCGCGAAGTAACGCGCTGGCTGAAGTTGGCCGATCAAGTCCCAGGAAGTATCTACGAAGAATTTAGGACAAAGCTGAATCAGGCCGATGCAGAGAGAGAGCATCAATTGGTTATGCTGCTGAACGGGGCCGCGATAGCGGGAGACTCAAAAGCGACAATATTCATGTTGCAGCAACAGTTTCCAAACCGTTGGGGTAAGTTTGCTGGCTCGTCCCCAGAGCCAGCAAACCCCTTCTTAGATTCTCCTACGAAAACTCTGGACATACCGGCGAGCACAAAGATTTCCCAAATGTCACTCGAAGATAAGAAAGAGCTGCTCAGAATTATGGAAGGGACTGAATTATAGTCCAAATCCTTCCAGCCTATCAGAAAATGCTCGACACAAGTACTCCTTAATGTCGAGCATTTTCTTTTTGCAGAATGTCTTAGATGTGGATTCTAGCAACTCTTTTCCTTCTCTAACAAATTCAGTCATCTGAGGAAGAAGGATGCGCACTTGAGATTTCCAGTACACAAAGTCTTCACAATCAGGCTCTGGCATTTCTGTTAGCGAAGTAATGGTCTCCTGAAACAGAACCTTCTTGATATCAATAATTTCGGCTCGTCGATGCTCTAAAGGATGATCCCAGCATAAATCAATGTACTGACAAGTGTTCTTGGCGCCGATTCTGTAGATTCTTCCTTCGCATTGATGGTTTTTAGCTGGATTGAAATGTCGGTCTACAAATATCATTGTGCAAGACTTGGTGAGAGTTAAGCCCTCCCCAGCCGCCTGAATGGTCACGGCCAATCCTTTGTATTTTCCATCTTGAAAATTATTCACAACGTCTTGACGGTCTTTTGTTCCTCCGTGAATTGACGCCCACCCTTCTCGTTTTTCCAGTATTTCAATGGGCGCCCTGTGAGCACTAGCCACGATAACAATGTCTCCAGTTTCTTCAAAACTGGAGACTAAATCGTGGATGGCAGAAATCTTAGATGCTGCCAGGAGCTTGAACGCTTCTGACACAGTGTCGGCGATCTGGTCCCCCCTATCAGCCATTGCCCACGCTTCGTCCACGTCGACTCCAAGCGTTTTCAACTCTTTTTCTAAAGACTTTAAGGCTTTCTTGGCTTCAGGAGTGCATTCTAGTTGTATTTTAGAGTATATTCTGTCTGGGAGATCTAAAACTTTTTCCTTATCGTGAATGATGAGACTTCGTTTCAGCCGAGCCTTCGTTTGAAGGCTCGGCAGACCCCACTCAAAGCCTCTCTCAGTCTCTCTGGCGTTGAATAGTCTTAGAGTATTCGACCAACTCACCAATGTCTCAGGGAGCTTTTTAGCAAGCCTGAGAAGCTCATACAGTTCTGCGGGAGAGTTCTCTAACGGAGTACCTGTCAAAAACATAGCTCTTCCTCCGCTGGAGTATACTCCCAAACGAGTCATACTTCCGTTCAAAACTTGCTCAGCCATCTGCGAACGTTTGCTACTTTGATTTTTTAACTTATGCGCTTCGTCAAAGATAGCAACTACCGAAGAAGTTGGAGATCCAATCTTTTTTAACAAGTCTATGCTAGGAAGAATGTCGTAGTTTAGAATCAACATCTCTCCTGGATTCGGCCATCGGAACTGATTCCGGCCGCCCAGTACTTCAATTTTAAACGGCAGACCCAGATCTTCGGCTTGCTTCTTCCACACACCTTTTGTAGAAACCGTGGTCGTGACCAACACTGAATCGTTTGGATTCAGTGTTGCTAACGCTTCTAACGTCTTTCCTAAACCTACAGGATTGCAATTTATTGTCGCCGGAGACTTGTCTAAAATGATTCTTCCGATATCTTCAACCTGATGTGGGAAAGGCTTTATCTTTAAATTTTTTGTCTTTTCCTTGCCTGCCTCAATCCACGCCAGTTTCTGAGAGTTTAGGCGATTTAGTTCTCCTCTTACGGCGGAGTCCAGCTTGAGGTTAATTCCTTCTCCTCGCAGGTACTCTATGGTTTCAATCTCGATGACGTATTGCTTCAGACGATAGTTGAACTCAGCCCCAATGGCTCTAAGTTTTGCTGAGAAATGAGATGACGGTCCCTCCTCAAGGAGGACCGTCACTTGGTTAGGATTTATAAGACTGCAGCGAATAGTCATTGTCTAGCATTTCTTGAAAGTATTTTGATCTCAAACACGTAACCCTAGCCTGAACACGAGGTACACTGTAAGGTTTGCCGTTTATCGACGTCAGAGATTTTTTAACCATGTGCTCAGAAATCTCTCTGATACTGTATCCCTCGTTGTATAATCGAATGATTTCCAAGTCTGGCAAGTTCTCTGCAGCGATTTCGCTTAAGAACTCTCTCTCAGAGGCTTTTAAAGCGCGTTTGTATTCAGTATCAAACCCATATTTTGCTTCAACAAGGCTCTTAATAAATGCGCTCATCGAGTCCTTGAAGTCTTTTTTGTTCATATCCTCCTGAATTATGCTTTGCAACTCAGGATGAACACTGAAGGAGATTAGTCCCATTAGTATCCTCGTACGTTCGTTATATGGTCTAGTAGCGCCTCCACGGCATTGTCTAGAAGGAGATCGATTGATCTCCTTCTAGAGGAGTACCTAGAAACGCTTAAAGCTCCGATGGCTAGATTTTGATCCTGTTCTAGGCTTAAATCTACTTTTGAATCGGAAACGTTAACAATGTAGTATAACAATATTATTTCTTGGTTACTAGTAGAAGAATCTTTAAGTACTTCTGTTCTTAAGATCTTCATAAAAGACAAAGAACGTGTAACGTTCTTTGTCTTCATGTATTGTACATTGTAATCAGATAAGCTATAAGCTATATAAGATCGTACTTGATCTTTTATATCATATAAGTCAACTGGAATAGGTAACAGTATAGAAGACATATTTACCCATGATCCTTGTACAATAAGGATATCATAATCGATCTGTTCAGTCAATGAGACAAATATCCCTGTTGACATAAATTTTCAGTTTTGCTAAGTTCTGTTTGCAACAATATTTTTGAGGTGAAAAGTGGCACGAAAAAAGAAAACAGAACCGTCGGTAGAAACAAACCCTTCAGAAAACTGGGAGGGGGCGGCAGAGGATCTTACTCCGAAGGAGGTTTTGTCTTTAGAAGACATGAGTTCCATTGTCGCAGACGTATGTAACGCGACCAGAGGAACTCACTCAGAGTTCATTCGCAGCAACGTCCCAGGAGTTATCACGGAAGAAGAAGTGGTAGCTATGCTTCCTAAAGAGCTTAAACCTTCTCAACAAACGACGAAGACCTCGTCAGAGGAAGAGGTCTTGAGCATCTTGATGTCGTCTCAGACTCGATTCAAAGAACTTTCAGACGCTTTGTCTCAACTGTCAAAGTCTTTCCAAGAAACGTCACTTCGACTGACGGAGGCCGAGAAGGACGTTGTGAACCTTCGAGAGCGAGTCAAGATTCTTGAGGCAGATTATTACGGCAGAATTGAGAAAAAAGATGAAGAAAACTTACCATTCGACCCAGAGCCTGGGGAAGAGCTGAAAGTAGTTACTCTTCCTCAGCCTTACGAAATTAGACTATCAGGGGTGTTGAAGACGACTCTAGACCAAGCCATCGCAAAACGAGAGGACCAACCAATTCCAGAGGAGATGATGGTAAATTGGGCAAATCTATTGTTCTCAAAGTTCGGTTACAAAGACGGATTGGCAGTCCTTTTGAAGGACGTCGAATCTTATGTGAGAGATAAGCGTAAATGCCGCTAAGCGACCAGTGCAGCAAATGCCAATTGTGCTTTGCTGCCTCAAATCCTTTCATAAAAACAGAATTCTCAGAATTAGAATTCAATTCTGAGAAAGGTGTGCTGTTCGTAAGTCATCGTCCTTCGACGGACGATGACTTATCTGGAAAATTGTTCAGCCCAGAAACCAAAGCTGGGGAGTTCCTTAGGATGTATCTTTCAGCTTTGGAGAAAGGAGGAATTCCTTGGGGGATAGCCTCTTTGGTTCAGTGCGGGAACACTTCCACAAAGCCGACGGAAGAGCAGTTGAAGATCTGTACAAACCAGTTTTTCAATCCTCTCTTGCAGAGACTTAAGCCAAAAATTGTGGTCGCCCTTGGGTTGGACGCGTGGGAAGCCCTTGTAGGGGAGGGTGTAAGGTCAGACCTCCCCAGGAAGACACCAGAAGGACTTTGGGTGATTCCCTCCTACGATCCTGTGGTCCACGCTCGTGAGCAAAGGGATCTTAGACCTCATTTAATCGAGATGAGTGAGTGGATAAACAATATTTTCTCTGGAAAATATTGTTTAAAAGAATTCACATATGATCGAATTCATTCAAAAACAGCCGCCTTGAACATTGTTCAAACCTTTGGCCCTGAGGTTATCGCGGACGTTGAGACGGAATACTGCCCCACAGTCCCTACAAAGCTGAACTTCTACGGAAGGGACTCGGAACTGTTGATGATCGCCGCGTGTCATCGAGTGGAGCCTGGAGTCTACAAAACCTATGTTTTCGAAGGTGAGGCTCTGTGTGGAGAGTTTGTAAAGTCCCTTCTCTCAAGACGAACGTTGATCAACCACAACGTAGCGTTTGACATAGATGCCCTGAAAAGATTTACGGGAGTCGACGCATATAAATGTTGCACTAAGATTATCGACACACTGTTTGAACACTGGTTCAGAAATCAAGCTTCTGTTAAAAATGGCTTGAAAGAGCTTACTCAAAAACACTTTATGGTTCCAGACTATTCTGCTGACCTTAAGCAAGAAGTTTTAGCCGTAAACGAGCAAATTCACGCAGAAGAGCGAAAGAGAATATCTGAAGAGAATAGGATTCGAACAAAGAAAAGGCGCGAGCTAGGGATATACGCAAACAAAGGACTGAACGATGATATCAACTTCGAAGAAGAAGACTGTCACATCATCGCTATTAATGAGATCATCTACGACTATCTAGAAGTCCCAGAGGATACTAGAATGGAGTTGCGCCCTCTTTGGAGGCAGCAAGACACTCTAGGATACAAGGGAGTAAATAGAGACAGACTCGCGTACTACGCCGCGCAAGACGCGTATTTCACGGCAAGGTTGTGGTATGAAATCTTAGAACCAGCTCCTGCTAGCGAGAAAGCTGACCCCAGAGTCCTTAAAATCGCTTACAAAGCGATGAAGACATTGTCTAATATCAGTAGAGTCGGACTTCCTCTAAACATGGACAAAGTCACCCGACTGAGATCGCTGTGCAAAGACAGAACAAAATCGCTGTACCGAAACATCATCTCTAGTCCAGAGGTCCACAAAGCACTCTACAAGCACTCTCCACAAGCTAGAAAGGTGATTGAAAAATATTCAAACTTAAAGGGCACTAAGAAAGAAATGCCTCCAACGGCGTTGTTTCAAGCTTTGTGTTACTGCATGAACCCAAACGGAAAAACCCTAACATCCTCCCTCATAGCCGAATATAATCCTGAGGCAGTGGCGTGGTTAGGTAGGACTGAAGGCGGAGATCTTCAGATAAACAAAGACGCGATGATGACTTTAGGAAAGGTTTGGATGAACGACCTTTCTGAAGAGGACAAGCAGTACGGGTACAACTTCAGCGAACCAAGGACTCCGGTTGAGTGGATTTGGCATGATATCTATTTCTTTAAGCAGAACTCAAAGACATTAAACAGCTTTCTGAAAAAGTTTGTGGGATACAGAGGGATTGACGGAGCTATTCACCCCTCTTACCACCTGACCAGCACAATCACAGGACGAACGGCCAGCAAAGAGCCAAACGGGCAGAATCTCAAAAACGATCCCGCCATCATGTCATGCTTTGAGTGTCTGGACGGATACGAGTTTTGGGGATTTGACTACGTTTCGCTAGAACCAGTGGTGATGTCAATTGTCGCTGGAATAGAGTCTTGGAAAGACGTGTTTAGAAATCAATGGGATCTGTACTCTTTGATTGCTAACGACGTCTTCAAAGAAGAACTTCAAAGTTCTGGACACTGGTTGGAGAGAATTCAACTGAACAAACAGAATCTTGACAAAATCAAAAAGGAGAGAAAAGATGTAAGAACAGAGGCGAAGCGAGGAACGTTAGGGAAGAACTATGGGCAGAGTGCAAGGTCGTTCGCGGCCATGTACCAATTGCCCATCGACCAGGTAGAACGCTTTTATAAAGCGTTCTCCGAGAGTTATCCAGAACTTGACAAACTGTTCGAATTGGTGGATAATAAGGTCAAAAATGGAGGATGGATTCACACAGCCTTCGGGAGGAAGAGAAAGTTTCCGTACTCTCGAAACAGGTCAGCACACGCTTCAAACGTTCGAGAAGGGGTGAACTATTTGATTCAACCCTTCGGAAACGATGTGGCACTGATTCAGGCTGGGAGAGTCGCGGATTTCCTTGAGAAATCTTATCCAGAAGTTTTGATGTGCAACTTTGTCCACGACGCTGTCTATTTTATCGGCCCTTCACATTTGAGGGAGGAAGTTGTACCGAAGATTCAGAGCATTCTTCAAGACAACACAATTCCAGAGTTTGAAGGAATTTGGGATACGACTGTTCCTATTCGAACGAGTTTTAAATATTCAAAAACATTGGCAGGATTGTTAGAATAATGAACACAAACGAACTGTATTCTCATCTCTTGAGCATGACTCCTGAGGATGTATTCGAATTAGATGTCGAGGATGTCTTTTCTGACATCCTCGACATGAGAACCATAGATCGAGAGCGTCCTTTAGGGCTTCTCGTAAGTCGATTTAAGTATGCGGAAGCTTTGTTGAATATCGATTTGACAAATCTAGAGGCGAGGACTTATTTCAAGCATTTTGATAAATCAAAAACAAAAACAGAGATTGATCGGGAGGTGGATCGCGACCCAGTAGTCACTGATAAGCGAAAGCACCAAGCGAAATTGAAGTACCTAGCGGCGGTGTGCGACCAACTAAAAGTGGAAGTGAACTATGCCGTTAGATTGGCCGAAACTGAAATGAAAGTAAAAGAAAAGGAACAAAACAATGATCGACATTAATGCACTAAATGAGCAGGCAAGCAAACTATCTTCTTGGGCGACTGGAGCCCGTAGCGGAAGTTATGGACCTAGACCCTTCCCAAAAGTGTTTGCAAACTGCTTGGCGGGATCCTTCACGGGAAGAATTCTCCCTGCACATCCTACCAAAAATCCTAGCATCATCGCCCAAGTACCGACAATCAAGTTGGCGCTTCCCGGCGCCAAATTTGGAGGGAAGTTATACGCAGATCCTGCTACAGGATATGACGAAAAAACAACTTCTCACTTTTTAGACCAATTGGTGAAACTACACTACAAGCATGTGAAGCCACTGGGGACGGCTACGGAGCAAATGGTGGAGTTCATCAAAGGACTTCGAAAGCGAATTGTTCGATATATTCCGATGATTCTCCACGTAAAAGACGTGGTGAGAGATGACAAAGGATATGTGAAGTCTTTAGTTCCGCCTGATGCTAAAGGCGTGGGGGCTTATCCTTTTGGAGTAATTCTTCAGGTGGACTCTTCCAGACTGTGGGAATCGATCTCAAGCGAAATCGCAGAAAACCAGCAACAAGGTCTAGACGCGACAAGCATGTATTTCAAGATTCGAAGAGCAGGAGAGGGGAAGGACTCAATCACCAGTTTCCTGTTTTTGGGCACTGAAAATCCAATGACGGCCGACGAAAAGGCACTAATCGATGGAGACAAGTATCCAAACATTCTGGACGTTGTTAAGTATACCTACCGACCGGTCAGCGAAATTCTGGAGGCAGTGAGATCGTCTCAGGATCTGATGGACGAGTTTACTCGACTAGGATACGACCTATCAGGGACTGAGCCTGTGTTCTCCCCTGACGGAGCGTTCGAACTTCCCGTTTAAGCGTGAGCTGCAAGGGCCCTACGTCAAAACGTAGGGCCCTTTTCTATCTGATTTAGGAGATGAAATGTTTGGAACAGAAATAGAAGCAACGGCATTAGCGGTGATTACAAAAGACTCTGACACCTTCTCAGAGTATCGAGGAGACTTGGAAGGGTACTTTGACTATCCTCCGGTGAAAACGGTGTGGAATATCTATGAGGGGGTGTACGCGAAAGCTAAACGTCTCCCAACACTGACAGAGCTGCAAATGCTCATTGAGAAAGCGGCGGTATCCGGTCAGTGGTCAACTTTGTTCACAGCGCAGGTCGTTAAAGTTTTCGACACCCTATCGGCTCCAAGAACTGAAGTTAGCGACGAGGTAGTATCTTCTTTGATTCGCGAAAAGCGAATCAAAGAATTGAAGCATAGACTGTACGATCTTAATACGACTGCGGGACTCAATGAGCTGTCGGAAATTATAGATTACCTTGATGAGACGAGACAGATTAACCTCTCACTCGACGGAGAGAACCTATTTTTCCCGTTCTCAGATGAATACATTCGAAATCCTGTTGAAAGACTTTTAGAGGAGATGGGAGACCCTCTATTTACAGGATTTGATGGAATCGACGAAAGAACAAAAGGTCTGAGGAAAAGAGAGACGTTGATGATCGTCGCACCTACGGGAGTAGGCAAGACACAATTGAAGCAACAGTTGTTGGTCAACTTCGCGTCGAGAGGTTACAAGTCACTGTATTGCTATAACGACAACACCAAAGGCGAGGTACTCCTCCGCCTTTGGTGTAACAGGATAAACAGGGACACAGAGGGAGACCTGTCTAGTGATGTGATGTCAGCGATGCTGGAGCGAGAAAGGGGAGCGTTAGAGACAAATCTTATATGCACGGAGATCTCTCCTGGCCGAACCAAAGTCCAAGACATACGGAAGATTATACGTCAAGCCCGTAGACGAATGGGAGGACTCGATGTCCTTGTTTTAGACTACATGGACCTAATAGCCCCTGAGAGAGACTACGGAGGCGACAAGCGCCATGCGGCCAAGGAAGTAATTGACGATTTAGCCGCACTGGTGAAGGAAGAAAACATTCTTTTAGTAACGTCCACTCAATCGAACAGAGGAGGACTAAACGCGGACGTTATCACTTTAGAAAACCTTTCAGAAGCCTTCGCTAAGGCATTTGTATGCGCTCATGTTTGGACGCTGACTCAAAGCTTGGCTGAAAAAGAAGTTGGAATTATCAGATTAACGTCTGTTAAGTCTCGACGTAAGGTAAGTTTGTACACAGTTACTCTTAATCAGTGTCCATCTTCACTAAGGATTACACAAAGCGTTATTCCAGTAGTGTCGCTGTTCGAGGAGCGAGCTAGACAAGATAATAGAAAGGCTTTAGGAAGAGGCCAGCCCTAGTTGACAGATTTGACGTTTTCTGATAACCTGTTTCCATGAATTTACCTGACGGAGAATGGGCAGTAGAAGGACGCGAATGGAGATGCCAGGAGTGTCCTTCGTGCTTTCGTCAAAAGCACTTTTACTTCAACGTCCAGAAAGGCGAAGGAATATGCCATGGATGCAAGATTAAAGCACGTTCTTGGAGCGAATTTGGTAAATTATTTTCAAGTTCCTTCGACGGGTCGAAAAGTTGGGGAAGAGAGTTTCGAAGCATAGGCCGAGAAACGCTAACAAATTTCAAGGAGTACACGAAGACCATTTCCCCGTCCGCTTCTACTTTCCTAGAAAGTAGGAGAGTCTCCGAGGATCGATTCGAGTTTGATTCAAAAACAGGAGAGCTTATAGCTCAGATTGATCCTTGGTCTTCGGAATACCCTGTAGAGTATTTGCGGAGAAATATTTTGAGAAAAAAATCAAAATGGATTCACTATACGCGGACAAAAACTTCCCTGTACGGATATGGACTTCGCGACCACTACGGAAGTGGTGTCTTATTTGTGGAAGGATTGTTCGATGTCCTATCGCCACAGCTATCAGGGATAGCTGTGGCGATTCTTGGAACAAATTTCCGAGAAGAGATGGCCCAGTGGGCAGTCGATAAAGGGATTAGAAAATGCGGGATCTGGCTCGACCCAGACCCCGCAGGTATGCAAGGAACCAGAAACGCTCTTCATATCCTGAGAAAGTCTGGATACGAGCCATTAGTATTCTGTCCAGAAAAGTGTGGTACGTTGCCAGACAGGTGCGGGGCGGCGAGGTGGGTAGAAGCTAACAAGGAGCCAGGGGACTTGTTGGCTGACGATGACCTAATTTGTAGAGTTCGGTGGGAGTTTAAGTGAAGATAGGAATCATTGCGGACTTGCATCTCAGAGGATCTGACTTGCAAGAGCGAAGAGAACTTTTAAAATCAGTGTGTCACGACATGTTTGTCGAGCATGATGTTAGCCTATTACTAAATCTAGGCGATACGTTTGACTCAGGACATGTGGGAGACTCTAAGGAGTCTTGGGAGAAAGTATTTTTGTCTTACGATATCCCACGAGAATTACAGACTGACCATATAATTTTGGAAGGAAATCACGACTACTGGGACCCGACTGGAGAGTCGGCGTTGGACGTTCTAAGCAAGGATTACCTCGTAGTGTCCAGAGGGATTTCTTCTTATAGATTTCATAACGTTCTCATCTGCTGTCTTCCGTGGTTTGACAAGCTTCGGTGGGGAAAGAACGCTAAATCGAAGTCAGAAATTCAAAACGAATTCAAAAAAGAAGTTGAAAGTTTCAGAAAGTTTTGGGGAAAATCTTCTTTTTGTCTGTTAGCCGCGCACATAGAAGTGCGCGGCTCGTTAGGAGACAATGGGAGAGTCCTAGTTACCGATAGCCTGAACGAGTGGACTGAAGACGAACTCGACTACATGGGATTCGATAAGATATTCTGCGGCCACTACCACAAGCCTCAGACTTTGGGAAAGAAAACTCCCATCAAGTATGTTGGAACAATCCTTCAGAAAGATTTTGGAGAAAGAGACAATGAAACAGGGTACTACGTAGTATCTGCCGCTGAGGATAAATACGTTCCCACGAGGGGGACTTGGTTCAAGAAAGTGATGTGGCCTGATATTGAATCGAACTCTTGCAACAGAGTCTTAGACAACGCCAGAGTTCGAGTGTACGGAGCAGACACTCCACAGCAGATAAAGGACGCCGAGAAAGTCTTTAGAGGAAAGTGCGCTCACTTAAAATTTGTTCAGAAATCGTCTGTGGTCTCGGATCGGGACTCGTCTGTAGAGATCGTTCGAGAAATGTCCTTTCAAGATAAACTGGACGCTTGGATTTCTGATAGCGGTCTGACTCTAGACAAAGACGTTTCGAAACCCTATTTAGAGCACTTTGATGACATAACTGTGGACTTAGACCAAGTTGGGTATTTAGATCAAGTTCACTCTGCTAAGTTTGAAAACGTGTACGTTCACAAAAACCTTGAAGTCGATTATGGGAGTGGAGCTTTTTGTATCGTCGGACCGAATGGATCTGGAAAAACATTTATTTTGGAAGCGTTGTTCGCAGGAGTTTACGGAAAGTGGGCCTCTCGTCGAGACTCACAGAAGTCCACCGTCAAAAGTTGCTTGACGGTGGACTTCTCCGCTAAAGGAGACCGCTGGAAGGTGGTTAGGAGATCGTCCTCTTCAGAGAGTCTCACCACAGTCCATAGAAAGGTCGGAGAGGCATTTGAGCAGGTTGCGGGAGGTCCGAGCAAAGGGACTCAAGCGAATGAGTTCCTGAAGGCTTTGGTGGGCTCTGAGGACATCATGCGTGGCTGTTGCTACATCGAAAATAACAAATCGGACCTGATTGAGGAAACTTCTGGAAATCGGATGAAGTGGATGAGAGATTGGTTGGGATTTGGGGTCTACGAGGATTTCCACAAATACCTGAAGGACCAGGCAGTGGGTTTCAAGTCGTTAGAGTCTGATTTAGAGAAGTCTAGAAGGTTGCTCGACGTAGCAACTAACGAAGCTGCATACGAGAGAGAAGAGACTGAAAAGAGCAAGAAAGAATTTGATAGACTGTCCGCCGAGCTGAAAAATTTAGCAGAAGAGAGAGAATTCTTTGAAGAAAAAGTCAAAAAGATGCGAGAGTTTCTGATGTACGAGAAGTCGGTTGAGTCTTCTAAGACGCAACTTGAGACGAATACTCACAAGCTTCGAGACTTACTTAAGATCACAAAGCAATTGAGTGAAGAGGTGGATTCTGAACTCCGCGACTTCTCGGAAGAGGAGTCGCTGAGGGCAAAGTGGATTTTGATCAAATCAGCGATAGAGAAAGCAGAGGACCAAGCGAAAGAGTTATCCAAAGCTGGATGTGCAGCGAATCCGATAGAGTGTTTCTTCATCTCCAGAGGCTTAAAAGCCAAGCGGGAAGCTGAATCGCTGAAGAAAGAATTGATAGATCTAGGGTGGTCGCCGGAGAGGGAGGAGTTGTTCTCTCAGAAAAAACTCCATATCGAGGACCTGCAGAGAAATCTGAAAAAAGCAGAGACTCAAGTTACTTCCACTTATGCTTTGATAAATCACTTGCAAGGGGTGTTGGATAGCGCCAGTGGACAGGCTCCTCCAAAACCAGTAGATCTCGGAAACTACGATACGTACTCTAGAAAGATTCAGGAACTGAACTCAAAGGTAAATCTCATTGCCCTACAGGTAGATGAGTGTCGAGTAAAAACACGAGTGCATGACAACTATCGTGAGAAAGCCGAGAAAGCTATAGTAGACCTCACGGAACAAGTTTTGTCGCTGGAGAAAGACTTTGAGAAAAAGAAAGCACTAGAAGTCCTTATAGAAGCTACGTCTAGAGAAGGACTAGTTCAAAGTTTGATTCATAACGAAATTCCTAAGATACAGAAGCATATAGATGAGCTTTTAGACCTTATTGACGCCGAATTTAGAATAACTTTGAAAACTCAAAAGCCTACGAAGAGAGGAGATTTGAGTGAAACGTTTGACATCATATTTAGCCGACGTGGCGTTAGTTATGACGTTCGTTCTGGTTCTGCAGGTGAGCGTGCTCTTGTTCGCGTGGTTTTACGCTTGGCTATCCTATTGACAAGGAGCGACTCAAGATATAGAGTATTGTTTCTAGATGAGCCCACGGCCGCTAGTGACGTGTCTTTTAGAGATGACACCATCAAACTACTGTCTGTCTGTAAAAAGTGGTTCAGCCAAATCATTATGGTGACTCACGATCATACGGTGAGCACCTTTTCGAATAATGTTTTAAGATTGGACGGATCAGATGGGTAAACGGAGACTGGCGGAATTGCACCATCAAAAGGATGGAACTGTAGAATATAAGTTCCACTCTTCCAGGTTTGGAGGGTGCATTCACGGGATGGTCTTGGCTCTTCTAGGCCAAGACCATCCAGAACCTGATGAAGAGCTGAAGGAGATATTTAGGCGCGGTCACGAGGCAGAGGCTGAGATAAAAAAGACTCTGCGGAACAATGAAGCCAGAATGACTCATGACAGCGATGACCTCAGATTCCAACTTGCTGCCAAGTACGAGTCTGAGGTTAATGGTAAGAAATTTTGGATATCCTGTCATCCTGATGGAATCTTGAATCAGGAAGTTCCCTTCTCTAGAGTTCCTTGGAAAGAAGCGGGCTACCAACTTTTAGACAACTCTTTTTGGAAGTACACGGGAGATACTCAAATCTACGTATTTGAGCATAAGAATTTAGGATTCTACAATCATAAGAAATTCTGCGAATCTGGGATTGAGGATATGCCAAATTACAAATGGCAAGTGAGCATTCAATCCCATGCTGTGAAAGAGTATTTTGGGCTCGACTATTTGCCAAAAATATTCTTCAGCGCCGAATTGAAGCACAAATACGGGAGCAAGCGTGTTTGTCGAATATACGACACTCCTCCATATTCTGAGGAGGACATTCGAGCACGCGCTGGACAGATTATAGAATATTTTGAGCAACAGGAAGTCCCAGAGTGCTCAAATGAGAGGTATTGTGAGTTCAAAAATCTGCAAATTCGTGACAAAGATTGAGCTGTGGATTCCGGGGGAGCCTAGACCTAAGCTTCGTGGCGTTCCCGCCACGAAGCGAGTAGGAAACATGACTGTTCCATACGTTCGGGATCATATAGACAACGCCCCCAATGAGGCGTTCGTAGCGTCATGTTGGCAAGATTTGTTAATAGAGAAGAGTAGTGATTTTGGTGATTTGAACTTCCCGCTAACAAAGGAAGACGGATATGGATTTCGAGTATACGGATACGCTTTGTATAGAGGATTCGTAGGACCAAAACTAACTCGACCGGACGTTGACAACTTATCAAAGTTAGTGTATGATGCTCTTAACAATAAGCTGTGGAAAGACGACGGAATGTTATTCGACGGAGGGCGAACCTTAAAATGGTTCGCCGGAGACGTCGAAGGATACTTAGCGGTGATTGAGGTGTATCAGTGGAAAAAATAACATTTAGCATCGACACTCCAACGTTAAACAAATTAAAGCGAATGTATCCTAGAAAGGGTCAATTATCAAAGTTGACCCATTCACTGCTCATAGAACATGCACTAGTGAATAGCATTCAAAGGGATCCTGAATGCTACGACGCGATAGCGAAAGTCGCTATGCAAAAAGGATTAGACCCTCTCAGTTATCTTGAGATAGAGATTCGGCGCCACATCTTAAGTTATTCTGCCATAAAGGTGCGATCAGAACCCGAAAGGATGCAATTGAAGCGTAGCGAGGTGGTAGGTCAAATGACTGCGGAACAGAGAAGACTGTTGCGCAGGATTCCTAAGGAGGGTTAGATGGATTTTATAGTGCTAACGGGGTCCAGATATTTCATCGACGAGAAATTGATGAAAAAAGTATTTGAGGAATATCGAGTCGGAAGTTCTTCCACAAAAGTTTTTGTGGGAGACTGTAAAACAGGACTTGACAAAATGGCATCTCGTGTGGTAAGGATAGATAAGAGATTTGAAGCAGACTGGCGGACGTATGGTAAGTCCGCAGGGCTGAAAAGAAACAGCGAGATGGTAGAATACGCGAAATCAGCATGGAAGAGTCATGGGAAGCAAGGAAGATTAATTTGCTTGGCTTTCTTCGTAGAAGGTATAGAAAGTCGAGGAACAACACATTGTTCATATTTAGCCGAAAATATGGGTTTCGAGGTGGTGAAATCGGTGAGCAAACCATGAGCCTATATGTATCGTTATTGGGAACGATTATTCAAACTGCCGGTGAGGTAACCAGTTCTTACTTGTCGAACAGGCAAAACACTGATAATAATCTTTATGAAGAGCTTAGATATATGCGAGAAGAAGTTGCAATACTAAGGGCAGAGAAGTCTGAGCTAATGTCAATCTGTTCAGAACTTCGTCAGCTTTCTAATAAGCAAGCTGACGAGCTAGAAGCTTTGAACAAAGAGATCGATGAGCTGACGTACGAGCTAAACGGAGAAACCGATGAGGAGGAAAGAGATGGAGATAATTAATGATCTTAGTAGGCTTGAAGAGCCCGAAATGTGGGAGGGGACGTTAGAGGACGGAGATAACTTTTGCGTTGATTTTTCGTGGTTTGAGGTAAGGTTTTTGTTCTCACGCTTCGTGAATGGGGATTCTAAAGTAACCATTCGAGTGTGGGGAAGTCCTGACGTTACAGAGGTCGATACTGAAGAAGATCAATACTCTTGGCTATCTAAAACGATTAGAGAGGCTCTAAAAGATCACTTTGAGGTACATATATCAGCACTAGAGGAAAAGATATCAGAGAGTTCCTTAGAATTGGCTCACGCAATCGCTAACAAGGATAAGTTAAACCTTCCAGTTCTATGATGAGTGATGATCAAATATGGGAGATTCTGGGCAGAACTGGCTCTATTCAAGGGGCATTCTTCGGCCAAACTCAAGCAAGTAGACATGGTAAGACGAAATGCCTGAATGCCCAGATCTGGAGAGTGGACCCTCCAGAAGTAGAAGTCTCAGAATTAACTTATTGCGACGAATGCAAAGAGCACGGGCAAGTCTCCAGAACGAGACGGGAGCAGTGGAACTCCCGTCTCCCAGACGGGACAATCCAAGTTAGATGTGTGTACCGATGTATGACGAAAAGGAGCAAATATTGCAAAAGAAAGAATTGCATTCCCAAAGTCTTGGTGGTGAACGAGGACGGGAGCGAAACTCCTCTCTATGAAGAAGAGGCCGAAAAATCAGAGGAAAAGAGAACAGGGGAACCATCGACTGCATCAACCATGCCCTGAAGCACCCTAGAGGAATACCGATAAACGTTAGGTGGATCAATGAGTGAAGTATCAATCAAATGCAACCCTAAACTAGCGGCGGCGGTCAACGAGGCATCCGCCATCAAGGCAAACGGAGTTCACTACACTCCCCCTGACCTCGCAGGGTTTCTGGCCACTGTCACAGCGGATGATTCCAACCTCGAACACAACGAAATAAGGGTTCTTGACCCTGCCTGTGGAGACGGCGGCTTGCTTGCAGCATTTGCAGCCGCCCTCCCTCTTAAAACGCGACGCCGACTTGTCTTACTGGGTTTTGAGACAGACGCTGACGCCCTGATTGCCGCCGAGGAAAAGCTTGCCGTACTCGACGTCAAATCGGTCGTCCTTCGCAATGAGGACTTCCTTGAAACTCTGACAACTGACAGTCC